GGCCGAGGTTCGCCTTTATTTTTTGAGACTATGGTTTTCGGTGGGCCTCTTGATGGGGAGCAAGAAAGATACATGACATGGGAAGAAGCAGAAATTGGTCATAAACGTATGGTGGAGCGGGTGAGGAGCTTAAATGAATGATGGCATAATTGCTGTTGACAGTAACTATGGCAAAGAGTTTGGTTTTACCCGGGATAAGTTCACTCGGGACAGTTATCTGTGGAAGTTAGGGGATCGCATAATGGTTTCCTTCATTATATCCCGTCATCCGGGGCAAGGCCACCTTTCTGAACTTTTCGCTGCCATTGAGGAGAAAGGTTTCAGGGTGGCAGTGCCGACTCCATCCGCCCATATGCGGCGGATATTAAAACGTAAGGGGTTCGTCCCACACATGGAAACAGGAGATTTAGGATTGGTGGAGATTTGGGAAAAATCATTAGGGAAATTGAAAAGGAAGTGAAACCGATGGCCAGCATTTTAGCGAAAGAAAAAGCAGCACAGGCATGGTGTCAACCTTCTACTCAACATCTTGAAATGATTCCTGAATTGGCTGAAGTCTTTGCAGAGGTTTTGGATGAAGTATGGTCTAAACCTTGGCTCAAAAATGCCACAACACGGGAACTTCTGGATGAACTGGAGGCACGCATCAAGTTAGATGACAACTTAGAAAACAAGAATACCTGGAGTGAAATTTGAACATCAAGGAGAACAAATCATGTGCAGCGAATGCAAAAATAATAGGCAAATAGTTAATGAAATAAGATGTGGAACTTGTAGATCATTTAGAGCGCGTGGAACAATGCGTGCAACATGTTCTTATCCTGCTGGCTCATGGGGATTCTGTGTTCGATTCCCCCCTTCAGGCCGACACACTCGCGAGACTTGGATATCAGAACATGGTTATTGTGATGAATGGCAAGAAGGGCAGCATAGAAACAAAAGAGAGGTAAAAATGTTTGAATCTAAGTATCTTGAGGGTTCCTTAGAAGGAGCAAAGGCAGTAAGTCGCCATATTTGGCAAATGCTGGAGGAAAGGGGGCTTACCTATGGTCAAAAAGCACCAACATCAATGGGTGAGGTTTCCCCACACCACGTATTGTTATATCTGCAAAAAGTCCTGGACAAATATCAGGTTACGGCGATGGTTGGGGAAAGCGGCAGTAATAGGACTTCTGTGCCCTGCATTGGTCCTGGTCGCTTTAACACCAATAGCGAATCCCCAGAGGGAACACCTGCTGGATAGAATGATGATAGCGGCATCCGCCTATGTTTCGATTCCCTTTGCTAAAGAATACTCAATCTGGATTATTGATGCTGCTCAAAAGTGGGGGATTAACCCCTGTCTCCTGATGGCTCTGTATATCACCGAAAGTGAGCTCAATCACCGAGCGGTGGGGCCGGTGGGAAGGGACGGGCATAGATATAAAGGAATTGCCCAGGTGCCGGAGATGATGCCCGCCAGAGACAGCATTGAGAAGGGGGCACGGATTCTCCGTGAAAAGATGAGAGAGAGCAGAACAGAGGCAGAGGCGGTCTCTAAATACAAAGGTTATTGCGGGAAGATAAATTGGAAGGTAAAGGAAGTATTGAATTTAAGGAAAAGGTTGGAAGAGAGGATTTAATGGGAGAAATGAGAAATATCATTCTCCAAGGCCATATTTTGGAGGAACTGGCAAAGATATCAGATGAGTCAATCCATTGTTGCGTTACCTCCCCGCCATACTTTGGTTTGAGGGATTACGGGTTGGAGCCGCAAATATGGGATGAGGGGGATGGATGCGGACATGAATGGGAAGATTGCCGAATTGTATCAAATTCTGGTGGTGGATGGAATAATCCCGAAACACGGGGTAATTATCCGACAATGCGCCTGAAAAATCCCGAAAAAGAAAATAAATCAATGGTGAGCCAAGGTTCTTTCTGTAAACTTTGCGGGGCTTGGCGTGGCTCCTTGGGCCTTGAACCGACACCTGAGCTCTATGTCAAACACATGGTGGAGATATTCCGAGAGGTGCGAAGGGCGCTGAGGAAGGACGGCACGTTGTGGCTGAACCTTGGCTCATGCTATGCAGGAAGTGGAAGTCCCGGGGGGGATTTTCGCAATGGCAAAGGTGGAGATACTTACTTGCGTCCATATAATAGAATGCCTTCTGGTTTTAAGCCGAAAGACCTTATCCCCATTCCTTGGATGGTTGCGATGGCGCTTCAAGCCAATGGTTGGTATCTCCGCTCTGATATAATTTGGTCGAAGCCTAATCCGATGCCCGAGAGTGTAACAGACAGGCCCACAACGAGTCATGAGTATATTTTCTTACTGGCAAAAAGCAGACATTACTATTATGATCAGGAGGCGGTGAGGAAACCTAACACTTCGGCGACAGTTGAACGGGCGGAATATCATTGGTGTAACCCAGGCACAAAAGCATCTACGTATCAGGAATTGAAAGGCATCAACAGGGATGAACCATATCCCATAAATCCTGCGGGCCGCAATCTCCGTTCCGTCTGGACTTTCGCCACACAAAATTTTCCCGAGGCCCACTTTGCCACCTTTCCGGAGGAATTGGCCCGCCGTTGCATTTTGGCAGGAACTTCAGCCAAGGGATGCTGCCCGAAATGCGGGGCGGGGTGGAAGAGGATCGTAGAAAAACAAAATCCGGGGCATACAGGTAAAACCGAATCCATATATCCCGAAGAGACAAAGGCGAAGCGCCTTGCCCTATTACGACAAGCCGCGCGGGAAAATGGAGAAGAATATGTTAATCGGTCCACCACTCTTGGCTTTTTCCCCTCCTGCTCTTGTAATGTTGGCCCTCCTATCCCTTGCATAGTCCTCGATCCTTTCCTTGGCAGTGGAACCACCGCCAAAGTTGCCCGTGATCTCTGCCGCGACTATATCGGGATTGAACTAAAGAAAGAGTATATTGAAATAGCCGAGCGACGGATTGCCACGGCAAGGCCACAGATGGAGATTTTATAAAGGAGACAAGAGATGAAATGGGATAGAATCGCAAAAGGGCACTATTATAGTCCAATTGTATTCCTAACCCTGCGGGCGGCTAAGGAAGCAGCTGAAAGAAAATCTCAATGGAGCCCTTTTAATGTCTAAGGGACTCTCTCCTACTCAACGCACCCTCCGGGCCCTCCGAGAACGTGGCCTCGTCTGTGCTATCGTTGAGCGATGGAATCCTTTCGGCGGCCCTATGCGTCCCGATGGATCCGGCAGGGTCGGCAGGCGCAACGACCTATTCGGCATCTTGGATATTATCGCCTTGGACCCCGAGCGTGGCGTGGTAGGCATTCAGTCCTGCGGCGGCAATTTTGCCGCTCATCTGCGGAAGATGCAAGAAGAGATGGCGCAGGAAGTTAGCGATTGGCTGAGGACGCCGGGAACAGTATTGGAACTCTGGGCTTGGCGAAAAATTAAGAAAGCAAGGGGCGGCAAGGCCATGATTTGGGAACCAAGAATCTATTTGTTCCCAAAAACGACTTGAGTTGGTTTGATCCAATAAGGAGGCGTGAAATGAGTATTGTTTCTGAACTCCTCCGGGAGATGACAAGTATGTCAGGATATCAGTGTCTGGATTGTGGTCAGTGGGTTTACCCCGGCGTTACTCATTTTTGTCCACAGCCACCTGTTCGATATGAATATGTAAAAAGTATTGATGAGCAGTTACTATCTGTGTTGGAACGAATTGCGAAGGCGTTGGAGTTACTGTGCGAAAAGAGGTAAGTATCTAAGGCTGGCGGCGTCTTGTCAGGTCTCTCAGAGCGCGCCGCCTGACAAGAAACGGTCGTAAGGAGGATATTATGAACGACAATCAGCGAATGACTGATCCGCCAGCCTTTATACCTAAAGCGATCTTGCATAATTCTCTCTCCATTCCCTGTCCCGTCTGTGGACTTCCTAATTATGTGAATGCCCAAGAAGTTATTGTTGAGACGGAAGACTTCAAAAGCTATCGATGTTATTGTTATGCATGTCGCTTAATCTTTGTGCATGAGGACTATTCTAAGATTAGTTAAGGAGTTGAAAAGATGCCCAAGATTAAATTGATACAAGGTGATTGCTTGGAGAAAATGAAAGATATACCTGATAAGAGTATTGATATGATTCTTTGTGACTTGCCTTATGGAACAACTGCTTGTAAGTGGGATACGATTATACCTTTTGAACCACTATGGGAGCAGTATAAGAGAATAATAAAAGACAATGGTGCGATAGTTTTAACAGCTTCACAACCTTTTACCAGTGCTTTGGTGATGAGTAATATCAAGATGTTTAAGTATGAGTGGATATGGTTTAAGAACGTTCCGACTGGTATGACACAATCAAGATATTCTCCAATGAAATATCACGAAAGCATATTAGTTTTTTCAAAAAGTCCGATAAAGATATTTAACAAAATATTTGAAGAAAGGGTTGGAAAGGGAAAAGATTGTTATAATTACGAACATTATTGTGGTGAAAATAATCACGTTAAAATGAAAAAAGTAAAAGCATTTTATAATGCAAAATTAGTCAATCCAAGTTCTGTTTTACTTTTTAATGTTGCACCAAATAGAAAAGGCAAACTCCACCCCACCCAAAAGCCAGTAGCCCTGTTTGAATACCTTATCAAAACTTACACCAACGAGGGTGATACTGTTTTAGACAACTGCATGGGCTCAGGAACTGTGGGTGTCGCCTGTAAAAATCTAAACCGAAACTTTATCGGAATAGAGTTAGAGCCAAAGTATTTCAAAATTGCAGAGAAACGAATAAATGAAAATCTATCTGAAACTACATCTGTCGAATCTAATGGAATTTAAAAAGGAGGTGATGTGTAGTGTATTGGAATAAAGGCGGTGTCCCGACCATTCCAATTGTGTAGCACCCTAGGGATGCGTGTAGGGGAAAACAAGCATTAGCAAAGGAGAAATTGAAAATGTATAATGATTATATTTGCCCAGATTGTGTAAGGTGTGATGTTGAGCATGATTTTTGCACAATTGGCAGAATGAGGTATCCCACAGACGGATGTTTTGATTTTGTGCCGAGAAATGAGCCAGACGGAAATAATGCCTTAACCAAGGAATTAAAAGCAATTAAGGAGGGAAATTAAATGGAAGAGACTATCTGGCGGTTTATCCTACTTTCCTTGCTCACTGGCATTGTGAGCGGCCTGATTGCGGCGGTGGGAATACTGGCGCTTACAATGGAGAAACCCAGAAGAAGACGGGGGAAGGTCAAAAGGGAGATGCTATGATTAAGATTAGTGATAAGCAAATGCTGACTGAGTCGATGGAGAGAATCGACTTACTCCAAAGGCATATTGAGGCGGTTGAAAGCGCTACGTCTTACCTGAGTCGTCTTAGACAAACCGTGCCTGTGGGGGTCGATTCTTTGCGCCAAGCATTGATCGAAGAGGAACTTAAAGAGTGGCGTAATCTATTCTTGTGGGGATTGGTAGTTGACCAAGATACCAGAGATCGAGTCAAGGCAGCAGCACATGATCGTTTCTTAAGGGATGAAATTGATGTAGGGCATTGGTTGAATCGTGGTAACAGCCCTGGTTCTTGGCTTGTTGCCGATGAAGAAAAGTTTCGGGCTATGGCAAGAAAGAAATTTGCGCCAATCGATAAAGGAAAGGGGAAATGAGAAATAATGGATGATAATTTAACAATTGGTGTAGGGTGTTCAAGGTGTGGTTCCACTTTACCAAACGCTCATTATCCTTATTGCCCAGAATTACAGTCAAAAAGTCAAGGGCCTTATGGTTGGATATGCCCGCTATGCGGGCGTAGTAACTCGCCCTTTTTGATGGTATGCCCATGTTATCAGCCGAAGTCATACGGGGTCCCCACAACTACCGGAGGATAAAATGAAAAGTTCTACGCTTTGGTTTATTGTTGGTGCATCATGGTTTTTAAGCGTTGCTATAAGGATGCTAACAAAACAATGGAGCACGGTGCTAACAGATCTTATGATAGCAATAATATTGTTTTGGATTGCTTAGCATGAATGCTAATCTTGCCCCTATCTGTGGTATCTTTCGTGGTATGCTTTGGGGATTGGCCTTGTGGGTGGTGATTGCGTTCGTGGTCGTAATGCTATTATGTAGATGAAAGGGAAACGATAGCAGTTAGGCTTTCTTAATTTCCAACCTGAACTCATTCACATTTCGTGTCCGTTCCAAAAATTCCGAGAATGCCTTCCCGCTTGCCAGAACAGCCACCTTGCCTTCCAGTGATTCATATTGTTCCCCCAAGATTATGCATCCGTGGCTGTCTTCCATGATGTTTCCCTTGTGGAAAAGAATCGCTGTCCGCCCCGGCACATTGGTAACTTCAAAGGTGTCCCCAAATTTGGGGGAGTTGACCCGCCTGCAAATATATTGCCCAGTCGGGATGCAGCTCTCGCCTCTCTTGTTGTCAAGCCACGGCCTTTCTACTGTCAGACAAAACGGGGTCCCCTCGTCCAGAAGGACGCCAAATGTCCCGTCTTTGTGCTGAGGCAAACGAATCAAAGTTAGGTTCATGCTGTTCTCTCCTGTTTATATGCAATGATTCCCTTCAAATGCCAGGGATATTCAGCATTCCGATCATAGTTATCAGGTAGCCAGAAGCAGCAAAGGCAGCGGGTCATTTCGCTTGACCGGTATAGAAAGACCGTGGCATAGATATATGTCCCTTTCGCTGGCTCAATCCACATCTCCCGGAAGATAATCAAGTCATAGACCTCAAACTCTGCTTCTGCCTCCTCCCGCCATTCCGAATTAACATAGTTCTCCACCATATCCCGCATCCGATCTGTCCGAGGACGGTCGGAGGCAAGGGAGAATGAGCAAAGGAGGAGGATTGCCAGAAAAACGGTCAGAGTTGCCCCTAAAATGCTCGATCGTCTCTTGAGCATACTCTTACCTATCCCTTCCCCAGAATGGAATCAGATGTTGGCAGCAATGCGGGCAGATTTCATCCTCCACACTCACCGGTTGCCGGCAATTCGGGCAGAGAACATCGGCCCGGCGGGGAGGCAGATAACTCCACCCGCACTCGCATACTTTCACTGAGACAGGATTATTCTTCCCACATTTCCCGCATTTGTAAATCCAACCATTGACTTCCATAGCAACCTATCCGCAATCTGACCATCCACATGATCGGCAATAACAACATCCTCCTTCATAGACCAAGGAAGAACTACCACAGTCCGGGCAACAGCCATGCCAAGCCATAGGAATTCCTTTCTATCAATCCTCGTCCGCATACTTCTTGGTGGCCGCCACCGCCATCTCAATGGCCAGATTGATCAAATTGGCTCCAGCCTGAATACCCTTGGCTTGCGCCTCCTTGGCAATCTGCTCAAAAGCTTTTTTCCTCTTCTCTTCGTCTGTTATCGAAGCCGGATCCTCCTTGACTTTCATCACAGCATCTTTAGCCAGATCAATTAAGACCGGCAGAATGCTGGAGAAGAGGAGCCGCAAAATCAACTTAATAATCCAGTTCATGTTCTCACCTCCTCTCCTGTCTCCGTTCTCTCCCATCCCACCTTTGACCGTTCACTTTCTCGTTAACCTTATCTGGCAATTCCCTGATGCTCTTCTCTAACCGGTCAAGATTGGTCTTAAGGTCATCGAACCGTCTTTCAAATTGGGCAAAGGTCTCCTTGTCCAGCTTCTCCCTTTCGACACGGGTAACTCTCCGATCAAGTCCCACTGCCGCTAAGATTGCGCCTACAAGACCACTCAGCCCGCCGGTTGCTACTGTCTCTATATCAGCCATGATGACTATTCTCCCGTGCTTTGCTTCTCTTCCTGCTTCTGGGCCTCCGCCTTCTGGGCTTCCACTTTGAGGCTTTCTATCTGCTGTTGAAGGAAGAAGGCTTCCAATTCCTTCCGGCCTAACCACTTAATGAGAAGGTCAAGGTCAATGTTCAGTTGCTGTCCGTTCATAGTGGCTCCTTTGTAGATTCAATTACGGGCGGATTCAGGACAAGGGCTTCCATTTTAGTTTCCAAGTCCTTTTCATCTATTGCGGACTGAATGGCTTCCGTGATGACAGGCACTTGGGCCGCCCCATAGTGCACTTTGTTGATGCCTAAAACCGTATCCCCGCTCGGCGTTGCAATGATTTCCTCATACTCGATGTCTGCATTGGCTTCCGGGGACAGTTCCATAATGACTCGCTTGATCTTGCCCTTGCCCGGTATCCCTATGCTCAGTTTCTGAAGGTCAAACATTTTCTCTCCTTTCTATGCGACTTTTCGGTAGCGCAATGTGGAACCGGCTTTTATAGTGATGGTGCCGGTAGTCTCGGCGGCGAAGCGCAAGACCCAGGTGCCTGCGCTCGCTCCTGTCTTCAGGATGCCATGTAGAATCCCGAAATTGTAAGTAGTAAAGGGGCTTGCGGAAGTCGTGGTAACTACATCATTGGCATTATATGATGAACTATCCGGCGTCCCGGCCGCTGCATCGCTTACGAAGAAACCAGCATTTATGGCCGGGCTATTCGTTGCCGAGGCGCTCACCTGGATGCCAACTGAGGTAGCGGAAGAGTTCCACAGTAAGAAAACTTCAATGATATAAGTCGAATTGGCGTCGGCGTTGAAGGTTAAGCCAGTAGCGTCGGCCAAGGTTGTGGTAGAATTGGCAGTATCCGCTGACTTGACAACAATAATTTCACTTTCTCCGCCCCCAACTGGCGTTTCTCCCACAATGCTTGTCCCGGATCGCTTGAGATATTGGCCATCTGCCACCGCTCCCAGGGTCAAATTGGTTGGGCCTCCGGTTTCCCTTAACCCCCGCACATCCGGGCTGGTCGGAGTATTGCCAAGCTGCCCGCCGATTTGCACATGTCCGGAATGGGGGGCGGAGGCTGCCAGATGAGTATCAATTGTTGCATGAGTATTGGTGCCGATGTCGGTAAGAGAGGTATGGGACTTGGTGGTGATGTCGGCAATGTTGGAGGTTGTCTTGTCAATCTGCGCCCAGGTGCCGATGGTGCCGGAGTGCTTGGCCGATCCGTGGGTCTGGGCCGGAGCGTTGCCAGAGGCATCAAAGCCATGCACACTGGCGGTCAGGGCAGCATGAGTGGAGATTGCACTGTCTCTGGCTCCCTTGGTATCTATATCACCCGATGCACTGGGATCAGCTACTGCGGCCCTTGCCGAAGCATCCCGAATTATAATCCGGTTTGCAGTAGCGGTCGAAACGGCACTATGGGCCGTGGTTAGATTGGCATGAGTGTCCACTTTTGCCTGACTGCCAGAAGCACTTTCCACCGTGCTGGCCCCCACTCCGTGGACGCCGGTGGTAAGAGTGGCGTGGGAATCAACTTTGCTCTGGGAGCCCGAAGTGCTTTCAACACTGCTTCCGCCTACCCCGTGAATGCCGGTAGTCAAGGAGGCATGGGCAGGAACCGGATCGGTGGGTGTTCCGTGCGTATGGTCTCCACGGGAATAAGTAGTGGCGGATCCGGCTGCCGAACTTTGGCCGAAACTGGTCTCAGCCGTAACTGTATCTGATGGTGTTCCACCGCCCCCTCCTGAAGGCACTTGCCAGGTTTGATCACCACGCAGATATTTGGTATTATCTGCTCCCTCCCCACCCAGATTCACGGTGGGAACTTTAGCATTGGCATCCAAAGGAGCATAGCCGTTGGCCTGCGCCTTATTCACCAACTGCTCAAAAATTGTCAAGTAATGAAGCTTGTTTCCAATCGTGCCATCGCTCATGTTTTATCCTTTACCATGTCGCCAACTGTCGCCAAGCGGCCTCGCAATACATCTTCAGGGTATTGTCGAAGGTATTAATGCACATAAGACCCTCATGCACTTGGGCCGGATCGCCCGTGTCTGTTTTAATCAGCACGCCCGCTATAATGAGCTTTCCTGTCCCTGACTCGGCCATCATATGGAAGCCGGCCTTGCCTGCAGTAGCATTTATATCCGCCACCCACATCTGCGCCATATCCGCAGGAGCGGTGGTGGGGGCAGTGCCGGAGGCATGGCCGAGGACTTTGGCGGCGGAGGTGCCAGCGGCTGTGACACTTATGAGAACGTTGCCTGCATTATCGATTCTCATTCTTTCATAATCAGTGCCACCAACTCTTGTCCAAAATGAGATACCGCCCACATTATTGGAAGCATTTTGAAATTCAATATAACCTCTTCTGTTGGGAACACTAAAGTTAGAACCGACTCCCAAGAAATTGCCAATTGTTGTCCCCGCTTCAGCAAACTTGAACCCAGCGTAACTGGTATTGGTAGCAAAATTCACTCCAATATATTTAGCATCGCCATAGACTTCCAAATTATAAAGTGGACTCGGCGTCCCGATGCTGACCTTCGTCCCATCTGTATATATCGGGGAGTTCGCCAAGCCAGTAGCATCGCTGATGTGGTAGGGGAGATAGCCGTCGGTGAGGCCAGAAAGTTTGACGGTAACAAAAACGGGAGAGCTGGCCTGCTTCACGGCTTGGTCGAGGTAACTATCAATGGTAGCGTGGGTTAGCGTCCCAATGTCGGTAAGATTGGTATGAGAGCGGTTGGTGATCTGAGTGATATTGGTTAAGGTAATGGTATCAGGGATATCTTCATCGCTAAGTGCAGCTGCCGAGAGTATGCCACCAGTAGCTTTCACAAATCCGCTAAATCCAGTCAGCGTAAGACCGGCAAAAGTGGGAGAGCTGGCCTGCTTCAATGACTGATCAAACCAATCTCCCAAGGTGGGATTACCAGAGAGAGTAATAATACGGTTGGCTCCGCCAAGGGCAACAGTAAGATCATCTCCACTCGCATCAGTCAGCTTGACGACTTCATTGCCGGTCAGGGAAGTGAGTTTTACCCTGCCATAGGTAGCACCATCCAAAATGTTATCAAGCGTCAAGGAAGAATCGTTAATCTTGTAGGTCTGTCCGGCAGGAATGTTAATCGAACCGGCATCATCAATGGTGGGCAAGCTTCTCTGTATTACCCATCCACTTTCTCCGTCAAAGCGAGCAATAGCATTATCGGCAGGAACAGCCCCACTAAAAATGATAGCAGTTTCCTGACCCACTTCAATCTTTTCTGTAATCGCAAGTGTCCTATCCGCAGGCAAAGAAACCTTGCAGATTCTCCTCCTGGTGGCTCCCGATGCCCACTCCACTGTTACCACTACTGTAGCAGTATCCTTATTGTGAATATAGATACTCTTGATTGCCCGCCTGGTAGCAGCCGCAGGGGGTTCCACAATGGTAACTTCGGTAGTGTTATTTAGAACACCCTCACTCCCACCCTCAGTGAAAGTAGTGGCAGTATGGTCGGCATAAGAGGCCACAAATTCCGGCTGATTGGCAGCTACTACTCCAGCCAGATAAGCAACAATACTTTCAGATGTAGAATCAAGGATGATCATATCCCCATCCAGGAAAAAGCCAAATTTAAAATCATACAAGCATTAACTTTAGTATCCGCTTCCGATTCTGAACAAACAAGTGGATCAAGTTGCGCTAAGGCGATGACCCCATCATCATTGGGATCATAAACTGCCTTCAGCATATCTCCTGTCCCGCCGCCACCAACAACAGGTTTATCTAAATGACTTTTATTTAACATGGTTACCAAGCCCAAGCCCTGATTTTATCACCACCAGTGGTTCCCTTAATAAAAATACTATTTTTGGTCGTAGTGTTTAGCGTCAAAGATTCTCCTGGCTTCAATTCCGCTTCTACTGTAGCACCATCCCAGGAAGCTGATACTATATCAGTTGCTGAATCATTAGTTATCGTAATTGAATTTACTCCACCGCCAAAGACCCGCTCTACATAGAGATTGGTTGTTGTATATTCCTCATAGAAACTGATTGGACCGCCGACAATTTGAAATGGTCTCGATCCATCTTCAAACATCAGACAACCTCTTTCCCGCAATTCTGGCAGATATACCGTGGTTTTACTACATCGACAACTCGTTCTCGGAATTTAGGCCTGTCAACGATTACCTCCCGTTCCACAAGAACAGGTTTGTCAACCTTGACCTCAATTTCTACTTTTTTTTCAACGGGAACAAGATTTACATCATGAACGATGACTTCTTTTGTTACATATTTCGGCTGTTCGATGATTTTTTCAACGAACTTCGGAACAATAACCTCTTTGACCACTTCCTTGACTACCAGTTTTTCTACATATTTGGGAACCTCGATGATTTTTTCGATTTCTTTGACAACGACCTTCTCAACCTCAACTATTTTTTCTACAAAGACAGGCCGTTCAATAATTACATCCTTAAACTTTGGCCTTTCATATATCTTATCGACATATTGAGGCTTTTCAACGATGATTTTTTTTTCAATAAAGGATGGTCGTTGAACCTCCACATCAACGAAAGAAGGCACTTCAACCACCCTTTGAATTACTTTGGTTTCCGTATCTACCTTAATTCCTGTTTCAAATGGCATTTTATATCTCCTGTCGGAAAATCAGCCGAATGGTTACAGTAGTAGCAGCCACATTAGCTTCAACCACCTTGAATCTTATATATTCAGATAAGATCGGGCTATAAGGAACATATCTTCCGGTTGTTACACCCAAAGCTGTGGCAACTATTCCTAAAGCACCCCCAGCAGTATCTACCGGGTCATACCATGTTTCTCCATCAACGGAGCATTGCTGGCTGACGGTGATAGTGCCCGCCGTGGTGCTAATGATTACCGCCGCACTTCCTGCACATTCACGGAAAGGCACTGACATAGAATATCTTGTTGCGGCTTTTGCTACTTGTTCGTTCATTACGAGAGGGGTTTTTAAATATCCGCTTGCCATTTGGTTTGCCTCCTTGGTTATTTTGACTCTTCTAAGAAAAAGGGCCTAATCGACTCCGGTCTCTGTTTCATTTTTTCAAACATCTCCCAAGTCTTCACTTTTTGTTGTTCCTGTCTCAATCTTCTTTTCTCTTCATCCGTTGGAGCAGCATCTATTTTATTTTCATACCAAAATTTTAAAGTCGTTGGGTCTAATAACTGATTCATAATACGTTTATCTAATGATTTTTTAACTTCTTCCGTGAGATGTCCACGGTGGAATTCCCATAAATTTTTTGAAATTCTGGCAAAGCTATCAGAGGCGATGTATTCTCCAGGAGACATTCCTGATTTTATAAAATCTTCTTTAATCTCCAGCAAAATCCCAGCTTCTTGTTGTTCAAGTTGTTTTATTCTTTCAAATTCTTCATAGTTGATTTTTCTACCATCAGGTAACACTATTTCCAACTTCTCATTATAATCCCGTATTCCTAATGCAGGGAGCCCAGCAAATTTGTTAAAAACTTCTTTTATCGCTTGGGGGGGAGGTTTTAATTTGCCTTCTGTCTCACTAATATATCCACTAAGCATAGGCATAATACATTTGGTAAAATAAAGAGTGTCCCGCCATATTTTTTCTCTTTGTGTCATTTTGGAAACATCCATAAAAGGATAAAGAGGTTGGTTATCCATTGGATCTTTCCTGTCAATGAGACCCCGGAGAAACCTTACAATCGGACTTGTAAGATAGACAATCCCCTTGACTTCCTTAACTCCCCAATGTTTTATGGTATCTACAGCTGCTTTTTGTAATGTTTTTTCGCCATTGAGATACATATTTAGTTGAGCGATAGCAACGGAAAATATTTTCGTTCCTATAAGAGCATCTTGCGGGGTTTGCATGTTCCATGTTCTGATTCTTCCATCATCGGCTCTACCTAAGACAACATGGAATCCCTCTCTTACCTCTTCCGGCACTTGCATTTCCATTTTCTTAATTTCATCATTTCTATTATTCAAAAGCATTCCTGCTATTGGCAAAGTCAATAGACCCCCTACTCCTTTTAAAGGATGTTTCATTGTATATTGCCATATCAATTGTGAGCCTTTGAAATACCATCTCCCAAATGGGAAGAGAAGACCCCTTATCACTCGATTATAAGTTTTAGAGGTAGCCTCATAATCAATGACTATTTCTCTCGCTATTTGGCCTAAAGCTGCCTCCGTGTTCAATCTTCCAGTATTGATCCAATCAAAAGATTGTCTTACCTTTTCCCCATTTCCTTTCAGGTTTTCTTCAAATAAATATCTTGCATTGGCGGCTCTCAAAATAGATTCTCTAAACTGCGATATTTTTTGTGATTTTTGCAATAACCATTTTAGCGGATTACGAGTTGCTCTGATGTGAGGAAGCTCCCTAATAAAAGTAGCACCTAAAATATCATTATCAGTTAAGAATTTTGCAAATGCTTTATCATATGCAGTATAGTTTTCAGGTTTCTTTATTAAAAAAAAGAGGGCATCATCGACTTGTGACAGCAATTTGAAAGGCTTAGGATGTTGTAAAACTATCATCCAAGTATCCCCTATGAAGTTATTGATATTGTATCTTGGGAATACCGACAGAATCGCAGAGGATTTAAAATAGGCATTGGCTTTGTTAATGAAATACCATGCCTTAGAACCTCTGGGAGAGAAATTTTCAAAAACATTATAAATTTCCTCTGGTAAGAGATAAGTTTTCTTTTCTCTGCCAATTGCCATTTCGCCTTCTTCTGTGGGATATATTTGTCTTGTAAAAGGCTTATCGGGCGAATATGCTCTATATCGTTTGCCGTCTATGTTATATATTCTACCTGCCTTAGCATAAGGTCTAACTCTTCCGGCTTTATCGACGCCAAAAAGATTTACTTTTTTATCTCTATCAAGAGTAGATGTAATATCATATTTTTCGGCTTGCTCCATGATAAAATCTTCTAACATATTATCCGCATCTACTTCGGTCAAATAATCAAGAAGTGATTCAGCATCTTGACGATATTCTTTGGTAGTGCCTACGGCCTTTTTAGTATAACCTCTAAATGGCCTTCTTAATTTAGAAGGTATGCCAATGGCGGGAGCCCAGTCCGGTGTATAATCAATTACATAATGTCTTGTATAATCCTCAAAAGTATCTTCTGGATCTAATTTCCCTCTCCTGATAAGTTCAGTTTGATATATTTTCGATATTTCTTTCCATCTGTTAGCAGCTGCAATTTCTTTAGCTGATGCTGTTTTTTCAAGGTTTGCAAGTCTATCTTGCACTTCTTCAAGGGTTACTTCCGGGTTTCCTTTGCCCAACTTTTGTCTTTCTACTTCACCCCTCATATGAGCAATCGCAGCTGCCTTTGAAATCTCAGCATCATCCATACCTCCAAAAAGGGATATCCTATGTTTTTCCCTTTCTGCATAGAGTTTCCTTGCACGCCCGATAAGATTCGTTCTTACAGCATTTTGGAACTCAAGGGGGGCTTTCTTATAAAAAGTAAAAGGCTCTATGATTGCTTTAAATTTGTCTTCAATCTTTTTAACAAGATTACGAACAAAGCCGATTTCTTTTGGTTTTTGAGCTGGAGGGACTTCTGGCTTGGTCGGTAATCTGATAAGACCAGCTTGACCTGCCTGTTTTTCTCTTTCTTGCCCTTCTCTAAAAAGTTCATCAAGTCTTGGTTGCGCCCTTTCTTCCTCCGCCTTTCTTGTCGCCTCCATTAGAGGCGATTCCTCAAAATCAACACCCCTTCCCTCAATTGGCTCGGTGGGCATCCGACGTTCGGTTTTCAATCCGGTAAGCATGGGTTCTTCAGCGGTTGCCTTGGCAGCCTCAATTGGCGTCTCTTCTGGTTCCCCGAACCATCCCTTTGTTCCCGCCAACATTTCCTGCCGTTTTTTCCTTCTTTCTACTGCTTCATGCTGACGGCGAAGTTTTACTTCCTCCAAGGCGGCGTCAACAATTGTTGCTTGTTTCTTGGCAAGTTTCTGGCCCTTGATTGCTTTATCAAGAGCTCTGATGACTTCTTTCTGAGTCCATCCTTTATTCTGCATCCATAGAGGATAAGTAGATTTGGTTCGTCTGACAAATTCGCCTTCTTCGGTAAAAATATCTCGTGCGGGTTCGCTTACTTCTACTTCGCCAATTAGTTCATTAAGGTAAGCATGATATCTTTCAGGGATATTTTGAGGAGTAATTTCTTCAGTAATCGGTTTCACTTCTGGTTCGGGAGGAGTTGCTACTTCAGCTTTTGGCAGTTGCCTTCCCGGCATTCCCTTCACAATATCTCTATTTAGGACTACCCAAGTAGTAGCATCCCCCTCTTTGAACTTGACCGAATCATATCCTTGCTCTTCAACTAATTTTCTTATGATGGGAAGATTTTTCCCTCGGAATAATTGGTAAATAAATGCCGGTCGATAACCTTCATCAAAGGAGGTATTACCCGTGATTTCTTCCATGGTTGCATTATCTTTGATGCCGAGTGCTTCAAGAGTCTTGACAATATCTCCATAATCCCACAATTCCCCTGACTTACTATACCCAGTAAGATCCAAGGTCTTTTGTGGTGTAATCTCAACCTCTGAAACTCTGGGGGCATAACCTTCTGGTTTCGGGCCAACCAATATCTCTGGCAATGTTTCTCTTTGCATCGCATATGTAGAAGCCACTTCGGGGGATTCGGATAAAAATAGTAAGTCGGCATTCGCTTCGGCGATTCTCTTTAGTTCAGCCTTAGTTATTTCTTTTTTGCGTAAATCGTCCAATAACTCTCTGTTCCTCTTAATGTTATAGGATAATTCCTCCCTATCTACTCTTTTGGTAACAGATAACATGGGGTTCTTTTCTATTTCTTTTTCAAGTGCATTGAGCTGCGAAACCATCTGGGACGTTCTTTTTTCTATATCTGAAATAATTTTGTCTGGAGTCCAGTCAAGCACATCATAAACGGTTTGTAGCCTGAGTATATTGGGTTTTTCGCCTAATGCACTTACCATATCACCACGGTATAAAGTAATCGGTTTCGCTTCTGGTTCAGGAAGAGTGGGAGTTATTTCCTCTGGCTCTCTCATAGGACGAGTCTCTGCTGCTTCAATTTCCGTTTTCGCTTTTGGTTCAACATCAGGTATCTCCCACCCTTTTTCTTCTTTAACAGCACCCAATACTTCTTCTGGACTATAGAAGTTTTCCCCTTCAAAGAGCCTTCTCGCCATTACATCCAACTGTTTAGGCGTCGCTTGTTTCCCATATGATGTTTCCAAGGTATCTCTTATGGCCTCAAGACCTAACCGTGCTGCACCTTCCGGGAAAGGAGAAGGCGGGGCCACTTCTACCGGCGGAACAATTGGGGGTGGAGGCGTGACAGCCGCAGGCGGCGCAGGAGTCGGAGGAACAACTTCAGCAGTAGGAACGGCAGGAGATGGTGTCGGTTTCACTCCAACGGGAGCGACGGGTTCAGCCGCAGAAGGTGTAACCTTCTGGGGTTCTACTGCCGGTTTGACTTCTAATGGTTTCTTTGTCGCAGGTGGCCTTTCCAAAACTGGTCTTGCCAACCTTCCCGTTACGGCCTGTACCCCTCTTCCTGCTCCACCCAGAACCATTATGGCACTTAAAAAATCCATACCTTCATTGATGACCAGATTTCCTACTTTCCCCCAATCACTTTTGGGAAGTCGATTAAGTTGTTTGTATGCCGGGACAGCCTTGCTTATTTCCTCTGCTGTCCATTCAGCTATTCGCCGTGGAAAGCCAAGTAGATTTCCTACAAATTCAAGATTTCTTTTAGTCTCCTCAAGATGTGGTTGGGGAATGATTAGAGGCATTATTTTTTGAAGGACGGCTTCTGTGTCCTTTTTGGCGGTTTCATAACGCTCACCACTGAGCACTCCACCAATGGTCCCGCCTATAGTTGTTGCAGCTTCAATAGGATATGCCATAAGTCCACCAGCAAAATCTATGGCGGTTTCAGGAATGGCCAAAGCCTCTCGCCCCAATCCTTTTAAGGTCTCTAAAGCAAGGGGAGCTTTTGCCTTTGGAACCTCTGCTGATTTCATCATCGCCCGCCCAGCCGCTACTTGCTCAGGAGATAAGGGGAATTTGGAAGATTTTGGCGGCCGTTCATATTCAATATCTTCTTCGGCGATGTCTAATAATTGATGACCTGCCGTTTTCTCCTGGGCCACTGGGGCTGCAAGTTCAATATCTTTGTCTTCAATATTGACAAGAGGCATTAAGGTCTCCACTCCTTCTTGCTACCATCTGGCAATTGATAGACCGGATTGCCGGTCTTTTTGCTTTTACCAATATATTTTGCCCCAGGAGGCAAGACTGTTGCTGGTTGGACTTGACCACTTATGCGTTTTTTGATACCGCCAACTACCTTGCCCACTGCCTCCTTGGCTGCCTTACCAAGTTCCTCTGTTGTGGTGGTAACTCCTGTTGGTGGAGCACCCTTAGTTGTCCCGGGAGGTAATGTGAATATTTGTCGTCTTTCCGGAGGAGCTACCTTCTTTCTGTATTCCTTTGGGGCATACTTTATTACCTCATCTCGTTCAGCTTCAAGGGACACAACGGCTTGATTAACTGCTTCTGGATTTTGGACTTTATTTATGCCAGCCAACCACGGGAATTGTCTGAGTGATTCAGGATCAACCGCAGTTGAACCCTTCAGGGTTGCTATGGCCTTATTGATTGCCGCTATGCGGGCCATTGCTTGCTTTGGGGTATATTCCGGTTTTTCGCCTGCCGATGGTTTTTCTGCAATCTTTACGACATCGCCCCATTGGGGTCTCTTGTTCGCATCTAAACCTAAAAAGGCGCCTTCATATTCTTTTCCATCTTTACCTATAAATCTTACCCGTTTCCCTATTGGATATGGTAAACGTTCTTCTGCTTTTGATTTTTTAGAAATTTCTTCATCGATTGCTTTGATAACAGAACTATCCTCACCATATCTTTCTTTTAATCTCTCTCTGTCTTCTATAAGTTTACCTATATCCGATACTGGTTTTCCCGCTTGCTCCGTCCAAGGGACTACACCTTCCGGAGGTGTTTCTCCCGGTTTAATCCATGTAATTTGACCGGTCGGGGTAACAAATCGCTGTGGTTCATATTCTTTAGGCGCCTTGGGAAGCGCCTTTGCTTGATAAAAACCCCTTCTTATTTCTTCAATCGGTTTACCCAATGCTTTTTGCTCTTTATAGTAACTTTCCCATTCTCCTGGAATCTCTTCTTTAGCTATTTCTTTTTCAAGTTGTCTTCGCCTGAGAATATTCATTGGCTCTTCATATTCTCGTGCCTTCCGTTCCTGATAAGCCTGCCCGGCAATCTGAGCCAAAACATTTCCTGCTCTGGCCCACGGGGTTTGCAGACCGGTAGGGCCTGTCCCAAAAGCCCCGCCAAGGGCCCCGGCAATCTGGACAAACTGATCCAGCGGCATTCGACCGAATACCGGCGTTGACCAATAATCCGTTTCTGTTTTTGTAGAGGGGGGAGCCGATTTTTCCAAAGATACATTTGTTGGAGGGGCAGATGCCGCCGGTGTTGCTGGATTAGGATAAGGAGTGCTTACAGATGCAGGCATAGATGGACGGGAATAAGGATTCCTTAACAATACATTCTCATAAATATCCGTCTTGCCTTCTTCAGAAGATAATGGTTTGGCTCCCAAACTATAAGGTTGTGTCTTCAATATCTCTTTAATAGCAGCCAGTATAGCATTTTTAGTATCTTCAGATCCGATAGGGATATTTTCCCCGGGAGTCAATTCTTGTTTCGGTTTTAAAAGTCCATTCATTCTATTCGCCTCCTCGTTTTACTCCAGCAATACATAAGCGATACCAATGATACATCCTATGACGGCACCGATTACAGCGCCCCAGACGCCCCCGATTGATGAGCCTATGTAAAGACCTGAAACAGTATAGCTTGCGATAAGCAATCCTTTAGAGAGTGTTGACCTCTCCCTTTCCATCGTTTTTTCGTAATTTGTAGCACGTTGCAAAGCCCCCAAGGCGGCTCTTTCAAAATCTAATACTTCAAGCGGCCACAGCTTATCTTTTGTATCAAACTTATAATTGGCCTCATCTACATCCATCTTGGTCATATAATAAAGTTTCATCGCTTCAGCGTAATTGGCAACTGTCTTTTTGTTCCAATTTAAGGAATCAACGAATTGCTTCTCGGCTTCGGGGATTGTTTGAAGCTTCGCATTGGAACTAATCCTTGATAGCGCCTTAAGCCTTGCATTTTCTATCGCAGCCTTTCCCACCACAAAAGAACTGCTTATTACAGAATTCATGTCTCTCATTTTAATCTGAAAATCGGGTATGGTTTGCTCTATTATCTTATCATCCAATAATTTCATTTCTTCCGCAATGGTGCTATTTATCGCTGAATCATTTACTATGTCTTCAAGACTATAATGCCAGAGCTGTTCAATGTCTAACCCTGCCATGTATTTCCCATACATATCATATAAGCAAGGGAAATTACCTATAGTGTATCCCACACAGAAAAAAGCGGCATCTGTGGCAATAGGTATATAGCTACCATACGGAGAATCATTCTTTAAACTTTCCCACAGGTCATGATAGCGGTTAAGAAAACGTTCATGCTCTTCTTCGATGTATCCTGCATATCGAATTTCAGTTTTCTGCTTTGAGTTGGTGCTACTGCCCACCGAATTATCTCCTAATAAGTAAGGGCGGCTGCTATCCCGAGACCTGCACCCACCACCGCACCGGTGCCAGCATAACTGGTGGTTACTCCTGCCGCCGACGTTGTTTTCATAGCAGCTCCCACTTCAGCCCCCATAGCAGCCCCAGTTAATGCCCCACTTATAACTCTTGCCGCTTTTGATGCCCCGGCAACATCTGTTTTTTGATTACTTGCCCCCTGCAGTGCTCCAAGGGCAGCCCGTTCATAGTCCAAAATTGTAAATGGCCATAGTTTATCCTTTACGGCCATAGAGTAGTTTATTTCATCTACATCGGTTCTGGCAGAATAATAAAATTTCATCAGTTCAGCATATAGCCCCACCACACCTTTATTCCATTCGAGGTGGGTTGCCCATCTTGCCTCAGCAGTTGGAATCAAACGATATTTCAATTCTGCGCTGAATTTTGACAGGGCTTTAACCCGAGCATCTTCTATCACCGATTTCCCCACCACAAAGGAACTGGCCACCACAGAATTAATGTCTCTTAAACCGGTTTGCAAGCGAGGTAAAGAATTCATGGCAATATCATCATCCATCATGGCGGCTTCAGCACTCACCAGATCATTAACAACAGCGCTATTTACGGTATCTTCAAAAATCTGAGAATGCAGGACTTCAATATCCAGTCCTGCCATGAACTTGCCATACATATCATATAGGGAAGGGAAGCTGGTTATAAGATAACCTGCTCCAAAGAAAGCATCATCAATTGTAATGTTGGTATATCCTGTAAACGGAGAATCATTTTTCAGGGTCTCCCAGAGATCATGATAACGATTAAGGAATCGTTCGTGCTCCTCCTCAATATACGGCGCATACCTGATTTCTGTTTTCTGCTTTCCGCTACCGCCACCGCTACCCATTTCAGCCTCCCACCACGAAATCAAATGTTCTATGCCTTTCTTTGAATCCAAGCTTCTCGGCTATATCCCACAATCTTTTATTGCGTGAATTAAAAGAAATATAAGAACATCCCTCTCTTTTTATAAAATCTAAAATGAAATTCCAATCCCGTTTCCATACCTCATCTTCAACTGCCTTAAATGAATATAAACATTGCATAAAAAGATATTTCTTCCCGGTAACCTTGTCTATCATAATCCGGGTAATGAGCAATGCAAGCAGAGTTCTATCTTCGGCTATCCTCATAAAACACTGTGCTTTATCATTCAATAAAGCATGAAGCAATTCATTAAAATAATAAGGGAAATCCTCTTTGTTCACTTCATCCGCCTGCGCACAGGCAAATTTTATTACCTCCCACAATTGGGGAATTTGTGTTGGAACAATCTTTACAATTATACTGTTTTCAATAGGCATGAACTACTCCATTTATGCGGATGTAGTCGAGTTCAAAATATTCATAGGCAAGTGTTTTTAATCTGAACCTGAATTCTCGGCCAAAGGCAGTTATATGAACAGAACCATTGGGGGATACGGCATACCAGGGTGTAGTATCAAAATCCCCGGCAATATCTCTCCGATAATCAATCGCCGCATAGAGTCCGGTGCTTAGATCGGTTCCGAATTCAAGAGAAAATATAGTTTTGTTTGCTCTGGTCCCAAAATCATAAATATCAGTGCAAATTGCAAAAGGTTCTGTGGTTATGGTAGCAGGAGCTGAGACATATAAGGTTCCATCCTGAGAACCCATGCCGGAGATATTGGCCGGGCATTCGCCGAGGCTCCCTGCGGCCGGGTTATAAACATAGCCTGAAGAGCCATCACAAATATAAACAAGATTGTTTGGCGCATCATAAGACATTACCAAATTATCATTCATCGGAGAAAGATATTCAGAAAAATCAAATCTATCAAGGGATTCAATCCCGAGTTTCCATAATTGTCCTGCCCGATCAATAAAAAAATGCCTCTTTTCATCCCCTACCACGGCGTTCTTCCCTTTAAGCCCTACCCGATAAAAAGTATCCAATCCAAAATACCTTTCTGAGGGGACAAGAAAAGATACCCCATTTTCTCCATAAACAACAACCTTATTGCCAAGTTTTTTGATGGAATAAACATAGCCTTTCCAATCAAGCGGCTTCTCACCAGCTACATTGTCCTTGCCTATGGTAAAATCAAGGCTGCCGATGTTCGACCACTTGACCCAATTCTTTTTAACATCACTGGCAAAAGGCACAAAGCCATCAAACGCCGTCGCTTGAAAAGTCAGTGTTACTACTATCGGACTGGCAGAAATAACAACGGAATTAGCAGAATTACCTGATAGGGAAACATTCACGACAATAGGATCGGCAAAAATTGTTTTATTCAGCCATGTCCCATCAATGCTGGTTGTTACTGCCAGCACTCCCTGGTCTTCATTGCCCTGCCGATCCAACCCGTAACAATCAAAAGTTATATCAAGGTCAGGGTTTCGACCTGCTTGTTCATAATAACCGGGTGGATTCCAGAATGGAAATAGCAACATATTCTAATCCTCGCTAAATAGCTTCAAAATATGTTGCGTTAATTCTCCAGATAGTTTCAGTTTGTGCAGGAGCCGTAATTGTAACTGCAGTGGCCGCTGCCGCAGCCTTCAAGGGCGTAGTGGGGGTCAGCTTAACAACTTTTACCACTGTTCCCGCAGCACCGGCGGCCTGTTCAGTAGTCCATGCGGGATTCCCCGGGAGATTGGTAGAGGTAATGATTACTCCCGCCCCGGAAGGTGTTCCTGTAGTAGTATACAGCTTAACTACTTCCAAATCCGTGATATGTATAGATAATCCAGCCGCCGGAGCAGGCAAGGTCAAGACCACCTGGGTATTTACTGCCGCTGTGGCAGTAACCATTTTATTCGAGACCTTTTGCTGAACCGGCAAAGGATATGCTGAGCTGGTATCTCTTGCGTCGCTATCATCGCCATAACAAACTTTTACCCGCTGAATCTTGACTCCACTTGAAGCGCCACCATTGAGAGTGGCAAGATCATCGGTGGCTATGGTATCACCAGCAGGAAGAGTATTAGGATTGAGTGTCGTATTGTCAGCCATAACAGCCTCCTTTTAAGCTATCCTGAACTCGACATTGGCAATGGTTGCTACTCCGCCGTCTACCTGGGTTTGGTTGCCCCCGAAATCAATATATCCTATGATCGGATCGGCGGTCGGAGTTGTTACCGTATCATCAAAAACAATAGCGCCAGGGGTGGGCCCTATCGACCCTCCTGTAGCAGTCCAGGTAGGATTTGACCAGGTAACTTCCGTTCTATCATCCGTGTCATCTTCAGTTACGACCACCCCGGTAAGAACCTTAGAGTTTTGAGTATATCCGTAACCGGTCGGCAACTCACTGGCTGATACATCCGCATAGGAATGATGGGTATCTTCATCAAAAATAAAGCCAGTTGCCATAAGAATAATCTTAAAAGAATCGTGTAAAAAATCGATTGCCTTAATTGTCAATAAGTATTTGATTTTATTAGACGGATATGATGCCATTATTCTTCTCCTTTTATTAAGTTATAGATTCAAAGGGAAATGCTGCGACTTGATACGGCGAAATATCATCACCTGAACCTATTATTGTCTCCCAGATTGCTGAACCATCTATACTGCTGTATCTTCCTACAATTGCATTGACAAGGCCCGCACTATAACCACAGGCCAAAAAATCCGTTCCGACATTTGAGATGCCCCACGGATAACCATGAATTAAAGGCCCATCCATATTGGGTATGATAAAATTCTCATTTATGTATGCCGACAAATCACTTTTTGCGGTTTTTATTCGGCTATCTCCCCTGTTTCCGATTGCCAAATATCCATCAAGAAAAGCAAGTGTGCGCTGGTAAGACTCAATAGTAGTGCTTTGAGCAACTATAGGCATGGGATCCGCCCCCTCATAATCATACTTTACGATATCCATGTTTGCGATACATCCTCCCACATAGACATATTTATTAGAGTCCATAATTAAACCTTGGCCTCCGTATAACCAGGGTTGTTTTGTCTCAATTATTGCTGGATCGCCAGGATTTCTCTTTACAATACGTTGATCGAATTCTCCCCACTCCGCCCGACTCTCAAGTGTGTAAACATATCCATCGGCATCTACACATACTGAATAAAACCATTGGCTATTGGCTTCTCCTATATCAAGTTCGTATAACAAAATACCGCTTTTGTTATAACACCTTAAAAAATTATGGGCACTCCCTACACAATACACATTTAAATCCTTATCCACAGCCATTACGTTGTTCCAATCACGTAACTCAGGAACCACAAAAGTCCCGATATATTCCCCAGTTAAGGTATTATAAGAATTTATTCGATATTCATCTGCTCCCCCTTCTCCATACCATATATAGACATACAATATGGATGAAACCTCTGGCGGTGACGGTGGCGGTGGCGGAACATATGCTTTCGTCCAATAACCGCATGGATTATGGATAGGGGTTATGGGAGTATTGCTGCCTTCTTCCATCGACCACACCGGATTTGCATAGGTGGCGATATAATCACCTTCATTGATGGAAGGCTTATTCGGTTGAGGAGTGAATGGCCAGACAGGATTTGTTGGCATGATCAATCCTCCTTTATTCTTCTAAACCAGAAGCCACAAGGGGTGTGTTTCTCTTCAGTCGCAGGTTCTTCAGTCCAATATGGATTATTGATATATCCCAATTTAGAGAATTCATATTCATAGGCACCCGCACCTACTGCTAAACCTATACAGATAAGTGATCCGCCACCCAAGATACTTGCACTTCCAAAAGCACTCTTTTTGCCGCTTGCAATTAAGGAGCCGCCACCAGAAATTGAAGCCGTTCCACTAATTCCTGCTTCTTCGCCTCCCCAAGTTCCCCAAGTTGGTTCGGTAGCTCGATAGTTTCTAACAAAGATTTCATCAACATCTATGGTTCCTGTTTCTTGGAAGCGACAGCCATATTCATCCATAGCTTGGCTACTGCCATAAATGTTTTTGGCTAAATAAGAATTGCTATCTATCCAATAATCTACTTTGTTGGTATCATAAACAAAAATTTTAATTTTATGCCAGTTGGCATTCTCTGTTATCGCATTAAACCAATAAGGACTGTCATTAGTTAAATATTGAAAGGTGGTTGGAGTAGCCGATCGTCGAACGGCACACCTATAACCACCTGCGGAATAAAGTATAAATTCACTATTTCCAATATATTTTACCCTTGCTTCAACACAATATTGAGCTCCAGGTGAGAGAGAACCTCTACTTCCCCTATAAGTAACAGCAGTAGCAATTGATTCAACGCCTTTTCCGGAAAAGCCACCAACTATGGTAAGGGTGCTACCGTTCGTTGGATTTTCAGCTTCGGTCCATCCAGACGGAATAACCCCCACTGTATCGTCTTCAAAGTTATCGAAAGCCAAGAAGGTATTATCCCCGTTACTATAGGCGGAAGCTTCGGCATTGCCGTAATACATATAAAAAGTCGTTGCATCCGTTCCAATGGAATCAAATTCAATCCAAACGGTAGCAAGCTGATTGGGAGTGGTGCCGGTTATGGATTCAATCCAATAATCGAGGAGGGTTGTGCCGTCAGCGGTAGTAAAGCGAAGATCGTCAAAATCAGTTTGGACATGACCGTTGCAATCTACATCTTCGCCTGTGGCTCCCGCAGTTTCTCCAACCAAAAGCTTCATTTGGTAGTTAGTTACGGCACCAGAAGCCCGAGAGAGAGTTATTGCTTTCCTATAAGACCAACCGGTTAACCAGGCCATTTAATTATCCCTGTAAATCTAAGAGTTAAGATCAAGATCTGCATCAGTCAAAGTATAAGTCCCCTGGTTTGCAAAAACCTCATCGGTTACATTTGCGGCTCCATAGAAAACCCCCCCCGAGACTAATGACCAGAAGCCAACCCAGGAGACGGTTGTGCCGGCAGGAACATCAAATATGGGTTGATTTGAGCTATCTAATGAACCGCCTGAGGCGGCATTCCAAGTTATAGCTTTTCTGGCATAGGCGGGATTGCCTCCAGTAACTTCATTGGCTCCGTTATCCCCTGGGTCACCAGTATGAAGGGAAGCAAAGCCAATGAGTGCCCCAAGAGCATCCAACATTGCATTCTTTCCTAATGTGCTATATGGCATAACATACCTCTTATTTATTTAGGATAATCATGGGGATCGGTAATTCTGGGATTCATCCGGTGTAACCAATGCAACATCTCATGAGAGAGCGTAGCCCAATCCACCACAATTCCATCCTCTACCCATTTCCCCTCAATCCAAATTTCTCCCGTCTCTTTGTCCATTCCACCCCTGACATATCCGTCTTCCGTTATTAAGTAATTGCGAATATGAATGGTCAAAGGAGCACTCATATCCTCCAACACCATTCCTCCCTGCGGAATTGCATCGAAGGAATCATGCAATTGGGCGATTCCCTTCTGGTAATAAGGAAGGGGAGCACATCCAACCAAGAAAAATAGAATGATAATAGCTATCTTTTTTATGTCCATTCTCCATGCTGTGAGGTTGTCAAAACAATGGGATCGGCCTTCAATGTTAAACTTGCACCAGGAGTGGTTGTGTCGGGCGCACCCACTATAACTTGACCCCCAAAATTGCATATCGCTGAAGCAGTGGGTAAAGTGGTTACGGTAGAATATGTTTTCGATGTTGCATCTCTGATTACAGCAACTCTTCCATTAGATAAATAAACATAGTCATGAAAGTCTGTCAGCGTCCAGGTAGAGCCGGGGCTGACAGTTAATTTTTCAACCAACGAACCACTTACTAACTCATAAATTTTGGTCTGGCTGCATACGATAATGAGGTTCGTCAAAACAAAAAGTTGGGGATAAGGGAAAGCATCTGTTATCCCGGTTGTATTTACCCTTGTCAGTCCATCAATTACTTGAAGGACGCCATCCCGTCCAACCGCAGTCTGGCATTCAACAAGATAGCGGCTATTCCTTGAAACTCGTTTGGAGGGCCTGAGCCCTCTTGCCAGCTGGGCCCCGCTGATTGTAACCGAGAACTCACGAGGCATTAAATTTCTCCATGCTGCTTACTGTCATGGTTTATGTCCAGACTTTGTAAATTTCTATTGGGATTCGAGGTTACAGTATCCATATTCAAATTCTTCATAACAAGAAGCCTTTTCCGTATCTCCGGCACCGCCATTTTCATAATGTCTTCCGGTTTGGCTAAGGGGTCTTTTCCTTCGATTCCTTCGACCACTGCGGCGACTACATCCTTGTGGTCTTTGAATTCAGGATAATCGGCATAGAATTTAGCATTCATCTTATGAAGCGCAGCATGGCTTACCATGAGATTGCCGATTACTTCAGGGATCAATAAAAGGGTCTTCTCTACTGCCTTGTTAACCGCTTCTTCTATAATTTCCTGTTTTTCTTTTTCGTCTATCATGGCTCACCGATCGGTGTTAATGTTATATCTTTTCATATAGCCAATGCTGTAATCGATTGGCAGAAATTGATCTATCGGTATTGTCTCCATTTGATTCGAGGCGTTGAGGGCTACCAGGTCATTAAAACTGCTTCTTGCTATCGCTACTGTTTCGGCAGGCACAATGGCCCCAAATTCAGGGGCAATGCGAATTGCCAGGTTATAAACCAAGGCTTCTTCATAGTTCAGGGGGAAGGCGATGGTATCCGTAACCAGAGAAAATGAACTTGTTTCAGTAAACGGCTTTAGGCTATCAATCCACATAGTCTCTGCATCCTGGGGAGTAGGATAGAGATAAATTACGCTCTGTGGGTAAAGGGGATGATAGAATAAATAGCAAGGACGCCCCGTAATTGTCTTAACCTGAATGCTTCGATAAATACCTTCAGAGATGATTCCTACCGGATAATCCATCCCCCCGGAATCTCTGACAAATGCTCCCAGAATTTGATGGGGTCGAGTGGTGGTTATGTCCCCGCTAACCCCCCAGGTATATGAATTTTTGCCGGAGACCAAAGTGAAACTTTCCTTGGTGGAGCCGAAAACCAATATGCGCTTGGAAGCCCAAGATCTGAGCATTACCTGTAATGCCCCCAAGGCTTCCGTCAATCTCGCTGATTCCGGAGTTTCTCCTGAAGAGAGCACGCCTATTTTTCTCATGCTTGCCTTAATCAAATCCTGAACAATCATTTCTTCTTTCTCTCTCTATGGACTGCTATGCCATGCATATTCAATGCTTTTTCAGAGCTAAATGTTTTGCCACACAAGGTGCAAAGAGATAGACCTTTGGGAACCTTAGCCTCTTCATAGGCCTTTCTTTCAGCCTCCAAGTCTATTTCATTTTTAGTTTCAGAAACTATCTCAGCCGATTTGATTGCCCCTATCGACTTTTGATAAGCTTCCCATACCTTTTCATGCCCGGGGAGCAATCTCACTTTTCCGGGATGGTCAACCCAACCTTCTTTATCTGCTTGATCAAGCTCCGCATCGGTCTTGCATACTTTCCCTTCAGGACAACTTATATGAAATCTCCATGCCGGGGCTCGTTTATTAACAACTGCTTTGTGCTCTTCGATGGGAACAATCCCCGAACCCAACAGGATATTTTCTGACGGCATATTTACTCCTTTAAGGAAGGAAATTTGGCCGGTTATAGCGCCGGCCTCGCTTAATTATTATGTTCCTATAGCAATCCAATCTATGGCGCTCCACGGAGTGGTAGCGGCTATCGGGGTAACGTCACCTGTGGCTGTAGGTTTATATGTTTTAATGTAAATGGAACCAGCCGCAGGCGCCCCAGCCTGATTGCCTACATCCGCAGCTACAAACATACAGGTTAGCGTGGGGGCTCCTTTGAAAGATGCCACCGCCGCTACCACCGTAGTCAATCCGGTTACAACCGTATCGCTTGCGGTTGTTGGGGTTATGGTTCCCCGGGCCACTTTATATCCTGCGGCTACCCCTTGAACCAGCAGGTTAATTTGCGCTGCGGTGGGGACAATTGAGGTGCCAGCGCCAGCGCCTAACTTCAGGTCCGCTACTGCAATAACATCAACATTCTTGTTCGCACCCAGAACCAGAGCTTTGCTCGCTACTGCCGTGCCGGCGACCGAACCGTCGATAAGATTAAGTTCGGCTGCTGAAGCAGTAAGGGCTGTGCTCCCCAGAGTAAATGTCCCTCCAACTGTTACCGAGCTTTGCAGGTTAACCGGATTTGGTATTGCGACCGCTTCTGATGCGTTTTCCAAAACTCTATCGAGATAACTCATCTTTCACCTCATTTTTCTTATTCTTGACCCCCTGTGGGTGTGATGTTTTTGATGCGGAAGCAACACACCCACAGGGATAAAGTCAAGTAAAATCAGCTTAGCCAATCAGTCTTACAGCCAACTCGGGATACAGGGTCTTAACTCCATAGAGGATATCTAATCTGATGATTTCCTCATCCGCCTCGATATCGTATTGCTTCACGACTCGCATACTCAACCCGGCATCAGGATCAGTTTCCCGAGCCCCCCAGACGCCCGAAGGCATTTCCAACGGGACAGTTACTAAGGCAAAGGCGTTGGGATGAAACACAAGGTTTTGAGGATAAAGGGTATCCTGAGTCCCAACGAAGGTTAAGGCTGCCGTAGTAAGTGGAAGGGCATCCACGTTGCTGTAAGGATCGGTAGCACCGTAAACACAGGTTGGTGCAATGGGGATAGTCATATCCGCACCTGAATCGGCAGTATCTGTCCTTACCACCCATCTTTTCAATTCGCCACGGCTTACACCGGACATAGGATTAACGGCGTTGGTGGCTGCTACGGTGAAAATATCACCGGCTTTCACGGTATTGCTACCAGACCAACCGTTGGTAACAAAGGAAGTCGCCCCGCTAGCCGTCGCTCCATTCATCACAGGAGTAGCGCCGGTGGTAAAATGACCGCAAGTATGCCGGGCAACGTTCTGGTCCATATAGATATGAAGGTTGGCAATGCTTCCCAGATAACCCTTAGTGATAATATCTTCAGCTACATGCTGGGCAAAAGTGCCTTTCAGTCCATCGGCCAGAGCCCAGTTGGCGGCTGGGTTTACAATTGCCACCCTCGTATCTGTGGGGGCAGCTTCGTCATCAAGAACCCTCTGCGCCGCTCCAAGGGCGGAATAAGTTGCAGGAGTCGTTCCTGGGGTTCCGGCATAATTGAAGACATCGACATATAGAGAGCAAAGATCGGCATCGATCTGGTTCGCAAGAGCTTCGGCCGCTGGCGAGATATATCTGTTGCTATAATCCTCGATGGTAGTAGTTAGTTCAGCACTATTGAAAGCCCATGATACATGCGCCTGAGCGGATATCGTAATGGATGTGCTCGGCTCACTGATGTTTGTATTAGAGCGGGTTGCCGATTTGGTCGCCCGGAATTTATTAGGCTTTCTAATGGTGATTGTAGAACCTACTTTTACAAACTCATTCTTATACGCAGTATGGACATGCTTTGACATGGCCCTACTGTTGACTAACTGCATCAACGCTTCCTTGGCGATGATAGTTGGGGTTAAAAGCACATTAGTTGAAGCCATTTTTGTTTACCTCTTTCTTCTTTCTCTCCATTCCCTATATTCTCTCGGTGTCATCATTTCTGGATTTCTTTCAGTAACTCCAGTAGTTTTCACCGGAGTTATAGGTTCTGGCGCATTGGTTGTTTTTTTTCTGGGAGGAGGTGCATTTAGCCTCTCCTCGATCTTACCTAACTCATAAGCAATCCTTACATTGGACTCTAACTCTGCAATATCAGCAGATTCGTCCGGGTGTCCGCCGAGATAATAGAGGACATCTTCCGCACAATCGCTCAAAAGAATTGCTTCAAGCATGGGCTCAGAAATCTTGAGGTCTTCATCAAGAACCAATTCATCAAAATCCTCATATTTCTTGCGCCCTTTATCCATTTTTTTGTCAAGCTCCTGATAAACTTGCTCAATGGTTGTTTTCTCTTCTTCTGATGCGTTTTCCCGCAAGAATTTTTCTCTTTCTTCCTGAAGCTTACGCTCTACTTTCCATTCAGCGAGAGCTTCTAAATAATCAGCTTCAGTTTCAAAATCCTCTATCTTCGGCTTATTTGCTGGAGGAACAGCTTGCTTGGCCTTCCTTAACTCTTCTTCAAGTTCAGCGATCTTTGTATCCTTAAAAGCGCTCTCACGTTCAGCGGCTCTAAACTTCGCCGTGATTGCATCAATTCTGCGCTGAACTGAATCTTTAAGTTTCGGTTCAAGCTTTTTTTCGGGCAGAGTTTTTTCGGAAGTTTTTTCTTCCTTTTCCTCTGATTCGGAAGGGACCGGGGCTTCCGTTTTTTCCTCTTCGGTCTCAGGCAGTTCATCTACCTTTTCTGGCAGCGGTGCTACTGAGGTCACCGACAGGGCAGAAGCATCATCCGCCTGGTTAAGAACTGTTGGGATAATGTTTACGCCCTTGACTTCTTTTACTTCATTTTCTTTTGCCATGATTCGCAGGCCTCCTCAGCCTGGGCCCGGGTTTCTACCCGGTAAAGTTAAGATAAATAAAAAAGGGCAACTATCCGATCTCTCGAACAATTGCCCTCGTTTTGGGATAAGGCTGCTTATTTAGTTTTTAGAAAGAACGGGAACGATACTCGGTAGCGCTACCTCCGAAAGTGCGTTTTCCGTTCCGCCATGTTACCCCTCCTTTTTCGCCACATTATCGGTGTTTAATCGCAAATTGCCGCATATCGTGTTGGATTCCAACCCATATTTATTCTTATTTCATGGCGAATCCAATTTATCGATATTCTGAGACACAATATATGCCAACCTTTTCTTATTTCATCATAAGATATATCGTATCTTTTGAAATACCATATCCACACCGGAAGGGCGATTGATTTTTGGTCTGGCTTTTTTATCTTATGGTTTAGACATGAAAAACCATCTTCTGCTAACCAACGGCACGTATTCATTATTTACCCTCCTTTTAAGATAAGGCAACATCTTCCACCTTGTTTACTTCTACCTTTCTGGGTATCCCATGTGCAAAATGAATAACTACCTTGCCGTGAAATAGTTTATCTATTTCCTTGATAATGATAATAGTTTTTCCGTTTTCATTTTGCAATATAATTTTATTCATTTGCCTTATTATTTCTTTTTCATTCGGAATTCTCTATATTCATGGGAGGTCATTTCTTCTGGCTTTTTCTTTTCTGTCGGTTCAATAGCAATCTTCTCAATCTGAATTTCGACCGTATGATAATCTTCCTTGCCCTTTCTCTCAGACATACTCATGGAAGTAATAGAGCCTTCAGCTTGAACAGAGACTCTATCTCCCATTTTCATGTCAGCCACGATGGGTATCTTATCGATCTGTTCCTTCTCAAGACAAAGGCGAAGGCCATAGGGCCATTCTTCTTGCGGTGGTTCCATGAATTCTTTGAGTTCTTTTTTACTCTTGGGGGGAAGTTTCATATCAATTAAATCTGGCATCCTATGCCTCCTTTCTTCTTTTTCTTGAACGAGCGACACGGGCAACGGCTCTCGATGAACCCGTAACAGCATTTCTTAAGGCATTACCGGATCGAGCGGGGGCTCCTGTTGGACGCCACCCATGTTCAACCGCCCGCATCAATCTGACCTGAGCTTCTGCTTTGGCCCTTGTAGTTCCTTTAGCATGAACCCCAGAAGGCCCGCTTACTGAATATTTCCCACCTTTTACCTTCCGAATAGTGTATGGCATATCAGCCCTCCTCTAAAATTCAATCCCCATTGAATTAAGTTTCGCAATTTCTTCTTCTGCTTGATCTAAGGTTTCAGGAAAAATATCAATAAAGTATCCCTCGATTTGTCTGGCATAATCTTTGACTTTCTCGACTGCCTCTTCACGGCTATCGCCTACCGCCACCACTGCGCCGATTTCAGGCAAACCTACACTCTGCGGCACTACATAATACTTTCCATCAATAACCGTCAAATTTCGCAATTTGATATTATCCCGAATTTCTTCAGGAAAGCTTATCGCCTGCCAATTTTTATCAGCCCATGCGGAATGAATAAGAAGCTCTGCCGCATGTTTTCCCGCCGGAATCGGCTCAATACATGTTCCCTCTGCTCCATACCAAAAAATATCCGGTAAATTGGTAAACATAACTTGCTGAACTTCATTGGGGGGACTGCCAGCCCGACAGCATGGATCTATGACATAACCAATCTCTTCTCTGGTAATTCGCATCTCCGGGCTTATAAAATTCTTGTATCCGTAGGCTTGTAAAGTGGGAGCCAATTTCTCATTTACGCTGCTGATTTCCTTGAGCAATTCGTTTTTTTCTTCAATGACTCCAAGGTAGCCCTTGTCTTTAATCTCCAATCCCACCATAGCAAGATCGGGGAATACTCCATCTACACAATAACCATCATAAGAAATCTCTACCGCATCATCTATGCTATCTTCTACAATGAATTCCATGATTTTGCTTTTGGCGCCGAGGACATGCTCCAGCTCATCCAGTTTGGGTTCAACCAGATCATAGGAAGGGGAATGGAAAGACTCCATATCTCCTCTGGTGCAACTGATTTTAACCCATTGATTACCATGATTTCTGAGATAAGCCCGGAGAGCCGGAAGTCCGACTACAACTTTGTAATTACCAATGGGGATTCCCAATCTTTTCATATATTCTTTGGATTCTCGGCGGCATAGCTCCAATTCCTCTCCTTTTCTGCTTCCCCAGACTCTTTTCCCCATTGCTTCCAACTGAAGTTGGAGTCCCCCGAAATAGACATCGGGGAAGCAAAAAAGGTCCACTTCCTCAATAATGCTGGAAAAATCATCTACTCTGGTAATGCCTTCAACTCCCTTTCCTATCAAATTCTGGTTTGATCGTGGAAATTGCGACTCCCACGGGGAGTAATAATAGGTTTTCCCAAAATATTTTGATAATGTTACAGCTATTTCCACGAATAAACCATTATCGTGAACTGCACAGCACTTATTTGAATAATCTTGAACCATTAAAGCTCCATATCATCCAAACTCAGTCCTTCGCTCAATGTTTTAATAATTTTTAAGCCTGCGGACTTGAGTATTTTGGTTATTGATGCCACCCAGAACAATTTACAGGAACAAATGATTAAATATCCGCCTTCCATATCTTCCCATACATCCCAGGCGATAAAGGACTCAGTAATCGGTTGGATAAAGGTAAATCCCTTACCTCCTCTGCCTTTATAAGGGTATTCATAAGTTACTTGGCCGGGGACAAGATTTAATCCAATTTCGTCCACGATCTTTTTTACGATGCTTTCGCATAAATCATAAGAAATTTTCCCTTTAACCACAAAAGTCGCCAGCAATACTCTCGCCCCGAGCTTATCCATTTTCATACTCTCTCCAATCAATGCCAAGATTAGCGCACAACAACATTTCTATCCCCTTAGCAATCAGGTGAGCCATTTTATAGGGAGAATCAGGATGTTCACCCGGTTCCCGACAATCATTATGAGAAAGATCAAAAGCAGTAATCGCTTCAGAGGATATTCCTTTAGCCTCAGAAAGTATCTGTTCAACTAAAGCATGAACCAACATAATCCTGGTATATACATCGTTCTGAGAGCCGACAATGTCAAAGACAAGGGTATCATCTTTTATGTAGTAATCGTCATATGTATTATATGGCATTTCTTCTTTCTTCTTAATATTGACGGCAATTTTCATGGAACTCTGGAATGTTTTGGTTTCCTATAGAAAATATTAGGTTCTGGTTCCTTTGAAACTTTTGGCTCTTCTATATTCGGAGTCGAAGGAATTCTTAGCTCTTCTGATTTTTTAAACTCAGGCCAGGGAGTAAATTCATCTGCATTTTCAGGAATATCAGTTTTCATTTCAGGATAGTGAATCGATTATAAGGGTTAGTGATAATTACTTTCTTCTCTTCCGGCAAATTTAAAATTGCCTCTGGTTCATACTTATTGAAATAATCCCTTAATTCCCAAGGAGGATGCAGAGACAAAACAAAATCAGAAGGGGTATATACCCATTTACCCATTTCATTTCTTTCCCGGTGGCCTCCTGGCGTTTCTGGAGTCGAATAGATGCTCTCATCGGAGAAGGTAATATGGTGCGGCAACTTGAATTCATCCGATAAATGCTCGCCTTTTGATTGATCGGGAAGATTACCATACTTAGCAATATAGCTTTCATAGTCATAATCGCCGGGAATGATGGTCCCGGTAGTCTGGGGCACCATTACCTCCGGCCCTTCTTCTCCCACCACATAAGGTTGGCCTTCCTGAACCGGGCCACCCTCAGCCCTTGCTGGTATTTTTGTGGCAATTTGCTCTCCTTTGACAGCTTTTAATTGATTATCCAGCTGCAAACCTTCTAACCTGACCTTCTCTTGCTCAACCTGAATGCTTAATTCCTGCAATTTCAATTGCGCTTCCATAATTTTGGCTTCCAGCAAAGGGTCAGGAGGGGGAGCAGGGGCGGCAGGAGGGGGTGGAGGAGGTGTTCCCTTATTTTGGGCCCTTTCCGCTATTTTCTTTTCCCGTATCTCGGGTGGAAGCAAATATTCCAATCTTTCCGCCATTTCATCGGCACCAGGCCAATCCATAGACTTAGCATACAAATCTCCGATTAAAGGTGCGGCCTGCGGATAGTATTGGATAAATTCACTCATAGATTGTCTTGCTTCGGTTCTCTGAGTGGTGAAGGAAGGTCCTACGGTAACCACCACATCATAGGTGCCCACAGATAGGTTGTGCAAAATCGGGCCGTCAGGGGTTGTTTCAACATTCACTGCTTCAAACTTTTGCAATCCACCTTCCAATCCCAACCGGATAATTCTTTCTGTGTCCAGAATTCCCGGCGCTACATCCACCAGAACCCGGCCCAGATGCTCTATGGAACGGGCAAGATTGTCAATAAAAGCAAAAGTCCCGACATCACCTTCCTGTTTCCGTTCCCGAATAGCAAGACCTGAGCGCTCATTGCTCGGCATACCGAGAGAGGCTCTGTGCAATCCTATGGTATCCCGGATTTCCTGGTCTGTTTCTCTCTTCATCTCTACCATAGCAGAAGAGACCTGGGGCGGTATCTCCCGTTTAGGGAATCCGGGAGCTTGTTCATCAGAATTGACCAACAAATAAGGAAAGTTCTTGCGGTGGGCTTCTTTCCATTGAGTTTCATGACCGGCTATTTGTTTCGGGGTGGCAAGATAGGGGGCTTTGGGAGCTAAGGCTACCATTTCAGTATCTGCCGATTGCCAGAAATTATACATTCGTTGGGGGTCTTTGGCGTTTCTAATCAATCCTCTTACTTTTCGTCTGCCGCCGATATTCAGTTCTTTCCCCCATACGGGGATGACCGGGATATATTTCTTCCCCACCCATTCTTTTTCATCCAGAATTTTGTTGCCGGACAATAGATACCACTTGATTTTGTAGCTTTTGACTTCGCGCTTCTTCGCTACAACCATCCACGGTTCCAATTTTTCTACGACAATGCCATCATCCAATTGATAGATGGTTTTAGTCGTCGGTTCCTTAACAAAATATTCAGCAACTCTGACTGTGTTGGCGCTGCACCAACCTTCTATATAGCGGCTATCGGCTTGGTTGAAGGGCATGGGTTCTTCACCATAGGTTTCCCTGAACTCATCTCTGTCCATGTCGGTAATGATGAAGCAATACTGGGCGTCGGAGCAATCATATTCAGAGTGCTTTCCCCAGAAGACGGCCAGGGCATTATCAATCTTCTGAATGCGGGCATCCTGTTCAAAAGAATCATCGCTTACAAACTCTGTAACCACCCTCATAGCCCCATATCCGCAAGCTACGGCATGTTCAAAGGCATGATCTATGGCGGTATCAGCTTTTGATATTTGCTCAACATGTTTAATCCAACCTCCCAGGATTTCAGCTATGGCAGGATCGGCTTTTGAATCTACCGGAATAACTTTGATTGAGGGGCGGTTCATGCGCTGATCACCAACGACCTGATCAATGAAAATTGGCATCTTGTTAATACTGATGCAGGGCCTTCCATCCGCTTCTCGCTCCGCCCGGATGTTGGCCGGCCATTGAGCACCTTCAATCCCGATAAATTCCAAATCCTCCAAGGCCAATCTGCGGTTTTCATAATCCTCATCCATTGCTTTTTTTAAGCGATCTCTGGCCTCCATGAGGATTTTTTCTTCATGGCTCAATCCGGCATCTATAGTTTTTATTTTTTTTGCCATCTCCAATCCCCAAAAAGAAAAGGCCGACCTTAAGATGATAAGATCGGCCTTTGTCCTCGTAAAGACTCCCTTGCGGGGTTGTCTTTTTAATCTGTCTTGAGGTTTAGGCGTTAATCTACTTCAACTTTTTTTGTAATTTCCTTTGAATCCCTTTTAATGCTTTTAATAAATCAATAATAACTTTTTCGGGAACTTCAACAGTCTTTATATCCTTTTTTTCGATTTTGTCAAGAGTTTTTTTATTACATTCCGAGATAGGCGAGACCATCGGAAACATTATAATCTCTCCGAATTTTTTCAAAGGGCATGGTTTGGATTTTCGCTTGATAGCCAACGGCAAAACATCTCATCATATCTGCCCCATGCACGGCAAAGTTTTGCAATGGTTTATTGTCCAGCTTCTGGTTTTCCTCATCCCATTCCGAGCGATAAGATTCCAGAGCCAGAATTAGCTTTGCACACTTTCGTTCGTCGAACACACATTGCCCGAGAATATTTCTAACTGCCTCAATACCGTTTAGGACTGCCTGAGTATCCCTTGCTCTTTTTACAATTATGATAGGAGCAATACCAAGATTTTCCGCTGTTTCCTTACGAGAGAGAGCAACATCCGTATCTCCACCCAACTCTCTTTTCGCTGCATCATGGGGCATATAATGGTCGCCGTATATATAGCCTTTTTCTTTCAAAACTTTTGCATAATGAGAAAGCCCCATGCCATAATTTTCATAATAGTCGATAAATCGGTATTCCCGGCCTATTTGCTGCATAAAGCCTATGGAGGTGGAGTCGTCAACCCCCAGATCCCAGAAGGTATAAACTTCATGGCCCTGAGAATAGGGAACCGAGCATATGCGGCCTGCTTTCCTTGCCTCCGTCATCTGTCTGGCATAATAAACCCCCTTAATGTTGCGGTCGGTAATGGCTTCTTCCTCAGACGCCGGATAATTCTCATTGATGTCCTGTTCGGTCATACCGGCCGCCACCATTTGCTCTCTGAAATCCTTGGGCCGGTAAGGATGGGCGGAATAAGGAAGAAAAATTCGCTTAAAATTATTCAAACCCCTCATGGTTGCAATGTAAAGGTCCCGGGTCCAATACCATCCAGCCCCCTCCTTAATGGCATTGCTGATGACGATGACCTGACCTTTAGCCTGCTCGATGCCCGGATAAGAGGCATTGAAAATCGCTTTGGCTAAACGGTTTTTGCAAGTTTCATCCATGATGAGCAAATTGGGGGTTTTGGACTGCGCTCCCATTTCGGTGGTGGGAAGGCTTTTGATGGTAGAAGTGAGACCATTCTGGTGTTGGAACTCTAAAACTTGTTTGGTGCGGGTTTTGATGGGAGGTAGTAACCAAGCAGGGAGGCGATCCATGATGAAATAAACTCGCTCTAAGAACTCAATACTTAACTCTTCGGTTACGGAAATGACAACCGCAAGATAGAGCGGATTTGTCATAATTTGCCATAGCACATATATGGCGACTATCCAGGTCAAGCCAAGTTGGCGGGCCTTCAAGATGATAAGCAGATTTGATTCGACCAGGGTAGGAATGATTTTTCTCTGCTCAGGCCAGAGGCTCATTTTGATTGCCGTCTTGGTCTCTTTGTCCTCGATAAAAACATATTTATCGATAAAATATCGGAGGGATTTGATAACCTTTTTGCATTCACGAACCTTTTGTTCAAGGCTCAAATTATTCTTCTGTAGCATCAATCCGCTCCGCCTCAAATCCACCGTTGACGATTTCGTTTTTCACCGCCCTTCCTTTTGAATCGGCAGCCATAATAGACTCATAAAGGTCGGGTGGAACGCCATTATAGCGATAAACTTTACCGCTCATAAAGGTTACTTCAAGAACTTCATTTTCATAGCCGATAGACTCAACATAGCTGGACTTAACGGGAATTCTTTCCATCCGACTCTCCTTTCAGAACATTTTCCGGTATGACATTGACAACTCTGCTCTCCGGTGTATCCTTGCAGACTTTGCATCCTCTTAGATTGGTGAAGCGAATACTATCTCTTATCACTGAATTGGGAGCATCGCAATCGAAATTAACCACTCTGTTTTCTGCCACCGCCTGATTAATAGCATTTTCAAGGCTGATGATGGTTTGTATCCGTTTCTTCAAGTTTTCTCCTCCTTTCTCTAATGAGCTAAGAATATCAAGAGAAGTTTGTAGCCGGGCAAGATTAGTTTTAATTTCCCTCATATTGGCGAGAATATCTGATTGAAGTTTCTCGATCTCCTGTCTCGCTTGCCGGTCTTTCATCTTCTGTCTCCTCATCGTCAAAATACATATCAATCCCGCATTCGCATCGATAGAGCCTCCCGTATTTAGAATGTTTAATGAATCTTTTATCGGTGGGTTGCATCAGGCGCCCGCACCAGCACCGAGGAAGAGACGTCATTTTTCCCCTCCCAGAATTTGCACCCTTTGTCCACTATGGTGGGAGGAATTTGCTTTCCTTTCTCACCAAACCAGGTGCAGAAGCCGAGGAAGGTGTCAGAACTATTGATGTTCTGGAATCGGCAGGTCCAGCAATTCATCGTCAAAGTGTAGATGGTTATCCCGTAGAACCTGAAAGAGTCCCTCCGCCAACTGGTCTATTGCGGTATCGGCTAAACTGGTTTCAAGGTAGCGATAAGTAATGTGGTGGAGAATCTCATGAAGAAAAGTTGTTGCCAGGTCAGATTCCGTTCTGAATCTCTTGTCTGTGGTAAGGCGGCTGAGTTCGATAATCCCGGCACCGCCAATAGAGAGCCCGGCAACGAAGTCATTATTCAGAATACAGGTATCGATAACTCGAATGTCTATCCAATGTCCGGCAATTTTGATTCTATCGGGAATCCTCATAGGTCTCCTTCCATTACCAAAAGGTCAGGCCATCGGGCCAGAATGGACTCTGCTTCCTGGGGAGTAGTAGCTTGCTCAAGCAAGTCTTCAAGTTCGTCCATCAGTTTCTCCTCTTCAGGAGAAGGTTGACGGAAGATGACAGCTTTTGGGGCTTTGATATTCCCACCAGCGGGCGACCAAACAACGTCATCGATGGACATTATTTCCACGGCGACCTCCCATAGAACATTTTACGTGAAAAGGCATCAAAAATGCGCTCAAAAAGTGATGCCTGAGTGGGATTCATTGTTGCCGGGTCCTGCCCTGATTCATCCGGGTGAATCTTTTTAACGGCTCTTACCATATCTTCATAGAACAATTTACCTGCTTCGGCAGGCGTCAAAAAGCGGTTTGGCATAAGATAAACCTCCTCAACCAATGTAAACCTTGGTATTCTAATTGGTAAATTCGCACTGGAGTAACCTCATTACTATCGGCTAATTGGCGCACGCTCATGCCATAAGCTCTGGACATTAGAATTCCATAAAGTCTTGGTTGTTCTTCTTCTAATCGCAACAAAGCTGGAGGAAGGTTAAGTTTATCGTAGTGAAAATCGATTCTTGAGTGTTTTTTAGTAATAACCCAATCAACCATTTTTTCTATGTCTTCGTCTTGTAGGCTCATGAGTTACCCTCCATTTTGTTGAAAATTTGTAAGTGAGGTCATTGGGAATCTAAAAATAATAATTCGAGCGGGGGGGGATATGAAAATTTTTCCAAGGGCTTCGCCTGGCCCCCATACCCCCGGGGGCCCCTCGCACGCACGCCCTCGTTCCTTTTCTCCCCGCCCCACCCCCCGCCTTCCGCCCCCGTCGCTTCCCACCTTGACCCCCCGGGCCCCTTGGGCCTTAGCCATTTGCTTCTATGATCCAGCCTCGGCCTCGGAACTTGACCCCAAGTCCCGATCCGGGGCCAAGTCTTGATCCGGGGCGAAGTCCCGACCTCCCTCACGACCTCCGACCTCCCTGCCGACTTCCCGATCCCGCTCTCTCGCACAAAACGGCCCCAAATTGCCACGATCTCTTGGGGGGTAATGGTTATGTATTACCTCCAACCAATCCCGCCTAAAAAGGGCCGTTCTGTTCATTTTGCCGATCCACATTATCATGTTCCTGTAATACTTATTATGTAATGGGTTATCATAACCCCTTGATTTTACTGCTTCTGCTGTTTCACTCATAATAGCTCCTTGTGGATAACTTGGGGATATCGGTAAGTGGGACGGAATCATTATTACTCACCCCACTATCGCCTAAACCCTTAATTCTAAAGGCCGGCTTGTCTCTTATTGCTCTATCTCTATCTCATCTTCTTCCGCTTCCGTTTCCCGGATCGCACTCACCACCATCGCCATGATGCCCACGTTGATGTCTACCTGGGACTGCTCCTTGAGGTGCCCCTTAAGCTTAGCGGCAAGCTCCAAAGTTTTGCGTTGGGTTTCCAATGCGGGGGCTTGGCGCTCCAGGATGACCGGCTGACCGTCCTGGCTGGTGGAGAAAAAGTGGGTAGCCTGAGCGTCGAGGAGGGCGCGAACCTTGTCGGCTAAAAAATCGTCCGTGATGCCTTTTTCATGCAAAGTAGTGATAAATGGCTTTATATGCTGAGGATTCCTGAGCAGCGCACAATTCCCACTCCTCGCTACCGTTTCAGCATATCCCGCCTCTCGCAGCGCTTCGCTTTGGCTTTTCCCAGCCAGCAGGGCAGCCGTAAATCTACGAGCCCTTGTTTTTATACCAAATGCATTTTTGGGTAAGTGGTGAGTCGGCTGATTTCCCCCCGCCTTATTACTCTTCTTGCTCCCGCCCTTCTTACTCATTCCTACCCCTACACTACTAGTATTCATACTTTTGCTTACTATAAGCTAGATCTTAGCTAAAAGCAAGACTCTCCTCCTATCCTTCCTTAAGGTTTCCTTTCCCCCCCTCCCTCCTCTCCTTGCTCTTTGTCTTCTATGTAGAATATCCAATGATTTTTCTTTTTAACTTCCACCAAGATCACCTTATTTCCTTTTTTGCAAACAAAGGACGGCCAGTTCTGTTTATCGATGATCCAATCGTGTGCCTCGGCCGCTTGGCAAAAAGTTTCCTCTGCTTTGAATTTTTCACATTTTTTCGGATCCATCGCCTTCTCTTCTAATCTAGGTCTTCTATCTTGTCAAGCATTTTTTCTTATCCAACATCTTACTACCCCTCATAGTAAATGAGGAAAATCAAGGACTTAGCAGCCTGGCATAGGCCTTGCATGTTATATCAAGCTGTGATAAAGATCAAGCAAGGTCAGATAGCTCATTTTCCACCACTTTTTGACAAATTGGCAGATGCCCATAGAAAGGCCTCCATCAAGGCTTTTGAAGCTTTTCATCTTGCGGGGCCCTGTTTTTTACCTTCTAACCTCTCGATTTCAAAGGGATTTGACATCTTGTCAAAAAAGTGGTGATTTTCAACAGTTTTTCTGCACGCAAGACTTATGCCAACCCTTAAAAATCAAGTATTTACGATTTTGGACACAATTGGCACGGGGATTGCATATAATAGAAGGCAGGCAGTTAACCAAAAAAGGAGAGCGAAAATGAGAAACGGTTTAGGAACTGAATGGGTAACCCCCGGGCTTGAGCCGCATGCGTTGTATTCATTAACTAAATTCAAGATAACCGGGGGCCGAAGGGCCCCCAAGGAGGGAAAGATGGAAAGAAAGTTAATGGTCAAGCAGTTGGTGGGCAAAATTCAAATCAAATACGGGCTTGCTCATCTTTACGAGAGTGGTGAGCCGGGTTGGGTTGTAATTCGGCCCCTCTTGCCTTCCGGCTGCGAGGGGGGCTTAGAATTTGCATATAAACGAACAGATTTTAAGCCCGGAGCTTTGCGCAAGGCTTTACGAGTATGAATTAACCTTAACTCGGGGCCGCAAGGCCCCAAGGAGGGATCATGAGCAACTATAGAGAAAAAGAGTTTTGTTCTGATTCTGGTCTAACATTTCCCGAAGCTTACCAACTACACAAGAAGTTGTGGAGTTGGCTGGCAGAAAATCCCGGTTGCTGTAAACGAGATTGGCCGGGATGGGCAGAAAACGGCGGTGATGCGCCACCCGTCTTGAATCATTGTTTTGCTTGCGAGATCGCTCAAGCTGCTAAACGGGGAGATTGTACTTTGTGTCCGATCGAATGGCCGGGCGGGTATTGTGCAAATGAGCAGAGTCCGTTTTCCAAGTTTTGTAATGCCCCTGATATTCCTAAGCGGGTGGCTGCTGCTCAGGAAATAGCCACACTTCCTTGGCGAAAACGCAGTTAACTAACCGGGGGCCGAAAGGGCCCCAAGGAGAAAGAAAATGGTATATTACTACATTGGGGATGGGAAAAAGTTTGACACAAATGCCCATCAAGTCATCTACGCGGATGGGCATTACTCCTCTCGCGGAGTGAGATACTATCTCACCCGCGAAGGAAGGATAGTGTGCGAACAATGGTCTCGTTGGCAAGGTGAACACGACCATGCCAGGGAGATTACCGTCGAAGAGTTTCTACATGACATGTTCCTTTCTCCGCATCCTGACCGGGCGGAGAGGGCGATTCGGATCGCGGGCTTGCAGACTCGCGTTCCGGATTTCAAATAGAGAGAGTGACAATTAACTAACCCGGGGGCCGAAAGGCCCCCAAGGAGGGGAAAATGGACGAGGGGCTTAAAAGCTTCTTAAAAGAATTGGACGAAAGACTCCGCCAAACAGGTGTTTGTCCGAATTGTGGGAAGCCACGCTCTGGCATCCTACGGCCGAAAGGAAATTATCGGGCCCGAGGATTCCGGGGCAACGCTTACTACGAACCGGAGGGGAGAGAAGAAGCTGGAATGTGCACTTGCAAAATAAAAGAAAAATAATCAAAAGAGGCCGCAAGGCCCAAGGAGGAAGTCATGATTAGAATTATATCTCACGATCTCTCAAACTCTTGTTCGGTTGCCCGGCACGGCCGGCAAACTTGGCTTGTCGGGCGGGAAGGACAGCAAATCTTCGCTGTCCGCATTCGAGCAAAAAAAATAAAAACATTGGACGAAGCACTTGCCTGGCTTCGCCCGGAGGATGTGCCACACTATGCCCTCCGGCAAGGGGATTTATATTTCGTCCCCCTGCCGGGTTGGAGTCCGCCACTTTTGACAACCAACCTCACCCGCCCCGATTTCTCGGACGCGATAGAGTTCAATCAGCCGCCGCCTCGGACCTGGCGACGGACTTGCTGTCAAGAGTTTTCCCGTTTGCCTGCCCATTCTCACCGCCTCGAGCAACCGGGGCGGGTAGTATGGGACGAAGGGGAAACTGCCTTCGTCGGGCGAAAAGGCGTAAGGTCACACCCTTGGAGAGGCCGTCCGCGTTATTTCGTTCGCGGACGCATAACCCACCCCGAGCACGGAATGCTCGACGTGGGTTATATTTGGCACGAAGTTGTGCCAAACAGGGCCGTCGGCCCGTGGCGGGTCGACCAAAGGTGGCAAGGAGATTGAGAGCGGGGCCCGCAAGGGCCCCAAGGAGGGATCATGTATTCTCTACAAACCTATCGTATTCAGTTGCAAGCAAGAGAAGCAAGAGAAAATTTAGGCACGGCATGTAATCCGAAGAGCGTAGTAGCCATTGCTGAAGCGCTCTTTCAAGATTTAGATGCCGATCGGGAGCATTTTGTGCTCTTGTGTGCTGATACGAAGAACAGGATTTACGCTTATAAAGTCCTGTTTTCAGGCACTCAAGACAGCACAATGGTGGGAATCAAAGAAACCCTGCGAGCAGCTCTGCTCCTTGGCGCAGCAGCGATCATCATTGTGCACAACCACCCAAGCGGTGATCCCACTCCCTCCGAGAACGATAAAACAACAACCCGGAACGTTGGGCGGGGATGTCGAGAGATTGATCTAAGATTTATAGATAGCATTATCCTTGGCGAAGAAAATTACTTTTCTTTCGCCGAAGGAGGTAAGTTAAATTCCTTATAGGGATAATGCTTGAACGAAAAGAGGGGCTGAAAAGTCCCTCTTTTTTTATGCCTTACTCATACCGCTCGATTTATCCGCTTCCCAGTTTGGAATATCTGGTATGCGGCGGTCTTGGGATATCTGGTATGCGGCGCAATCTGGAATCAGGCCAAATCGTGGCAGGCGCAGTAAGCCGTCTTGTTCCACTTCCCTAACTTTTTCCCGCACAACTTACACTTACCATTCCGGAGACGATTACCCAACCTTGGCATTGCTAAAGTCTTGTCAACACGCTTCTCTTTGATTGGCTTGATAAATATTGCAAGCTTCAGGCCCTCATCCCCTTGGTGGCTGATAACCAAAGGCTCCAATCTTGGGTCTCCAGCAATCCTGTCCTTTTCTAACCTAATCCAATCCTTCCCTTTAACCAAGCCTTCTGAAGTTGCAATCCAACCACCCGAGCTAATCCATAGTGTTAGTTGGTGATAACCCTTCGGCACTTTAGGTTTCGACATCTTTAGCCCCATTTGCATGCCCTACCTTTTCTCCAATCTGTAGCCTGAAATGTAGCCAACCTAATGAACATTGCTAAGTATTTAATTTTACTAAAGAATATTTATATAAAATATAATATAATAGGGGTTATAGTATTTTTCTTGTTTTTTCATCTCTCTTTTATAGAGGTTTTTCATTCCGCTTTGCAACGATGGGCATTGGCGGACAAATCGAGCCTGGCTACGGGTTTGGCTACATTCGGCTCTTATGTGAAGGGATATACCAGGTGTCTCTCTTCTTATCGTAGCGGACTTCACCTTCCTTCAAGAGGTTTTCTTTTGCTGCATTGAACAAGAAAATACCATAGCGATCGGCGTGGGCATATTGCCTCAGTTCTCGGGAGTTAAAGTTGCGCTTCATCAGCATTCGCCTGATTTGATCCTCAATCTTGGCGACAATATTCTCGCAGCCAACCGGATCGTATTCCCCGCGGATCTCTCTTTGCCAAAGCAGCAGCTTGATGACTCGCTCAGCTATATCTTTACTAATCTCCTCAACCTCTTCATTAGCCGCAAAGATTAGCATCAGCCGGAGGCCATAAGTATCAAGCCGCTTGGAGTGAATACCACGGGCGTCATCTGACATATACCAGGTCTCATAAAGAGATAAAGCCTCCGAGGTCATGGGGATGGTAGTCTCTTCACGATAATGATAGAGACAGGCATTAACCCGGGCGGCAAGGGCTGATTGTCGCTCATAAGGCACTTCCTCCGGGACAGCAAAGCGTCTTATGGCCCGGTCAGCGGTTAGCCAAAGCCGATTGATAAATCCGATGTCCGTGAATATCGGGGAAAACATTTTAGTAAAAGTATCGACGGTTGAAGCAGCCAGGATGGAAAGTGAGCCCTCCTCAATGTTAATCGCATGGGTTTTGGTAATTGACTGAAAACGAATGTCTTCAAAGAGCGTATTAACTGCGGGAAGAAGAATAGCGGCTTCAATATTAGATTTGGAAACAAAGGTCTTGAACTCATCGAATACTAACAGCACTTTCCGATCTTCTTTGAGCTTTTCGGCCAGTCCTTCAGCGCTGCCTACACCATAACACAGTCCCAGATCTTCCAACAAGCCAAAACGCCTGAAAAAATGGACTGTTTGTTTTATCGCTTCAGATTTACGGTCATCCGCAGACTCTCCTAAGATGACCGAATAAAGCCGAGGTTGGGTAGTAAGCGATGATTTCAATCTCAGCTTATCACACAACAAGGCTCCTAAGATGGTTAAAAATGATATTGCCCAGAAGCTCCAAGGGGCTTCCAAGCGGGACGCAAATAAATCAGCAAACTGCTCGGCCAGACCTCGAATCAGGAGCTGATCAAGCGGAGGTTTGCTCTCGGCGGTTTTTTCCGGGGGAATTCGTGCTGCCAATTCCTCAAGGGCGGTGGTGATATCCCCTGGGTCCCCCAATGATGCGATATCCCAGGCGTATGTGCAGGTTATCTTGCCTCCGCCATTGCCTTCCATGATAGCCTCTGCTATCATTTTTAAATCGACTCTTTGGCCACCCGATAGTTTCCAACATAGTTCATACAAAGCTCGGTGGCGGGGGTCATTGAAACAGTCGGGCGAGAGGATGGGGCCTATAACACGGATTGACTCATGACTATTGAGAATCTTAGCCAGCACAACTTGTTCCAAGTCGTCCACCTCTCACCCCACTTTCGCTAAAAACTTCTTGAGACGCCGATATTCTATCAGTTCCTGCCGGATGCGGTCTCGATACTTCTTCCGCCACCTTTGGGCGGCCTTCAGGCGCTCTTCTTCTGTATGATAAAGTCTTTTCCTTCCCATATACCAACCCTCCTTTCCCCCCTATTATCCATAGTTTTCTGCTGTTGTCAATCTTTTTTTAGCCTCCTGTGTTTTTTTGTCTTGACATGCTGCAAATGCTATGCTATAAAGGAATTGCAGACTAAGGTCAAGTTAATGGGTTATGGGAGTTATTAACAAAGGAGAAACTTATCATGAAACTCTATAAGCTGACCGATAGCAATGATCGGACGTATGGCGGTTGTCAGTGGGGCGAAAATATAACCCATGAAACTTCCGGTCAGAGTGAGATTTGCGGCCCCGGTTGGACTCATTGGTATAGCGACCCTTGGGTTGCCGTTTTCCTTAACCCAGTTCACGGAGAGTTCGACCTGAAAACTGCTCACCTGTGGGAAGGTGAGGGAGAGATGGTAATTCATGATTGTGAACTCAAAATAGGTTGCACCAAAGCCACAACGCTGAAACGAATTCCACTCCCTGTCCTGACACCTGAACAAAGGATAGAAATTGCTATTCGCTGCGTCCTTCTGGTGTATGAAGAACCAATATTTGTGCAGTGGGCACAAAAATGGCTGTCTGGTGAAGATAGATCAATGGAGGTAATTAAAAGAGTGAAAGAGATAGCATGCTCAAGAGAGGAAATAGCTTGGGTAGGCAAGGCAACAGAGGCGTGGTGGTCCGCCAGGGCAGCGGAGCGAGCGACGGCGGCTGCGATAATTTTCACAAATTTACAAAAAGATATATGGGCATACTATCGAGAAAAAGGAGAATTGCAAGTCGCAAAAGCAGCAGCCCAAGCAGCAGAAACAGCAACATGGACAAAAGGTAGCAAAGTCAACTTACGGTCTGTTATCTACGAAGTGGTAAAAGATGGCAAAGAAGAATTCTGATTTGCAACAGAAAGAGGCAAATATGCAACACCGTGGGATTGCTAACCATCTAATTTTATTGCATTGTGAATTCGGCACAGATATTGCATGTTTATAAGAACATGAAAATACTCAAAAAAGGCCACTTATCAATCTATGATGACTCCCCTTGGATTCCTGGCGTTTGGCGGGAGGAACCCAATGCACCTATCAATGGGGAATCTTGTGGGGTAGGTTATCACTCAATTATCTGCGGTGATCCTCTCAAAGCGCCGGTCTTCGCCTGGCCCTGCGAGGTATGGGAGGATGAAGTAGAGGGAGAGTGTGGACGGGATGAGATTAAAGCCCGTTATCGGAGACAGCGAATTATTAAGGAGATTACGGATCAATTCCCAGCAATTGTCGCGGTTAATCGGTTTATTACCGAGACTATTCCGGCGGTGAAATGGTTTGTGCCTCAACCACCAGAAGAGTGGATGATCGTAGAAGAGTTTGACAGTATAGATACCGCTTGGAATGCTGCTTGGGATAGCCCTTGGAATACTACTTTCTTTTCCATTTGGGATAGTGTTCCTTATCATGATTTTCAGAAGCTTACTTTAAAAGCTCCTGCCAGAGCTGCGGAAGTTATTGCGAGAGATGCCATTACGCATGTCATAGAAAGTATTATTAAAGAGAATGTTGGTCACGATCTCTTTATTCGTGTAGCTGCCGCTGGATATATCTATACCCTATTGGGTTATGATTATAAGTTTGATCTTACTTGGCATTATCGTTGGTGGCGGGCTTGGGAACTGGGATATTATCCCATTAGGCAGGAAGGAGACAAGCTGGTGGTTGGCAAGATTAAGGAGCAGAATGAACACAATTTATCAGATTAACTTTCGGGCAGCTGGTATCGATTACACCTGGTATCGATTCGGAAAGGATGCGCTCAATGCCGCTATTGACGAAATCCGACGTGTCTCACCGGATGCGGTCATTACTTTTAAAACAATTTCAGAGGAGGAATGGAATGAACTTAAAAGAAGCTAAGGAACTTCACCAAAAGCTGTGGAACTGGTTAACGGAAAATCCAAGGAATAGCAAGAAAGACTGGCCTGAGTGGATAGAGAATGGAGGCACCGTGCAGTCTGTTACGAATTACTGTTTCGCTTGCAAGATGTCTCTACCCAGACGATCATCATCCGGCTGTGGCTGTCCAATAAAATGGCCAAACGGATATTGCGGAGATGAGAGTAGTCCATATACAAGGTGGCGTGATGCCACCGATCCTGAAGAGCGGATGGCTGCTGCTCGGGAGATTGCTACCCTACCTTGGATAGAAGAGGAGGAATTGATCAAAATAAAGAATGGAGGGAACTATGTCAAAATCATGGGAGATAGGTATCCTTATGGATTGTTTCTTGAATTATGAAACTTCGGCAGAATATCTTCGTCTCAAAGGGGAGGATGCTTCCTTCAAGGAGGCCGTTGTGGAAGGAATTGCCCGACGCCTTGAGGCGTTGGGAGTTAATAGTTCAGAGATAGATCGCTTGGAAAGCCAGGCCCATGCCGAGGCCGAAGCAAGAATGGATCAAACTCGCCTCTGGGCCATTGAGGACGCCCAAGATGATCTGGCCAAAGAGACGGCCAGACAAATCAGGGATGATATGATTTATGAGGAAGAAAGGGAAAGGAGGTCAGGACAATGAAAGCGTTGTTAATTAACCGAGCCGCTTGCATTCGGCACATCAAAACGCAGGCGCCGCACATCAAGTCCGTCAGCAAGGATTTTTGGCCCGTCTTGGATCGGCGAATCGCCGCCATTTTGGATGGGGCGGTAGCAAACAATCTTCATCACACTCGCCTGACAGCCGGTGAGCTGAATGGAGTCAAACCCGGCTTGTTCGGCCGATTGGTCAAAGCAGTGAGGGGAACATGATCTGGACGAAAGATAGGCCAAAATTATCAGGATGGTATTGGACGAGAAGAAAGAATGGAAGAATTCACCCTATCTATGTAGCAGACCCACAACAAGGCTTTGTCGCCGATAGCTTAGGTGGTGAATTATTCCATTGGGTGTGGCTGGATGGTATTCATGGAGAACGAGTGGAGTGGTCTGATTGCCCGATTCCACTTTCACAGGAAAGCAAATCTGAGGAAAAACAATGAAAGACTGGAAAGCTCTTGATCGTCGAGTTTTGGTAGTTGCCAGCGTCAATGAGATTCTCGGTGATTGGACGGTTTACATCGGTGCCGTGCCGGGCATAGATCATGAGAAAGAATGGCAAGAGGTTGCACAGTATGGAACTAAATTGCCGAAAGAAGTGGGGGAGATACTTTTCCCAGGACTTAAGGCATTGAAATGGAGATATTAACAGCAAAGGAAGGAGAAAAATAATGGCTGATATTGTAATACAAAATGAAGGCTCTACAGTATCCAGTTTGGCTTTGAACACAGAACAAGTCGAACTCATCAAGCGAACCATCGCTAAGGGAGCAACGGATGACGAGCTGCGCTTGTTCCTCTATCAATGCCGACGGACTGGTCTTGATCCCTTAGCCCGTCAAGCCTATGCGGTCAAAAGATGGGATCGGGGATTAGGGCGAGAAGTTATGGCAATTCAAACCTCAATAGACGGTTTTCGTCTTATTGCTGAACGAACGGGGAAATATCAAGGACAACTTGGACCTTGGTGGTGCGGTAAAGATGGAGTGTGGCAAGACGTATGGGTTAGCGATGATCCACCTTATGCTGCCAAGGTTGGCGTAATCCGGTCAGATTTTCAAGAACCGCTTTACGCTACGGCCAGATATGGGGCCTATGTCCAAAGGACAAAGGAAGGAACCCCCACACAGATGTGGACTCAAATGCCGGATTTAATGTTGGCTAAATGCGCCGAAGCGTTAGCTCTACGAAAGGCTTTTCCCCAAGAACTATCAGGCATTTATACGGGAGACGAAATGGCGCAAGCGGATAATGTTAGCGGGGTAAAGATTAAAATGGAACCCCCCAAGGCCAAGGAAGAAGTCAGGCCAATGGTGTTGAAGGAAGAGAGCAAAATCACTCCCCAGCAAGCCAAGGCAATTTTTGGTATTGCCCGTTCGCTCGGCATTGAGGGGGATGCTGAAGTAGGTAAGGTTGTGGCTGATGTCCTTCAACTTCCCGAAGTTGAAACGGTGATGATTCTTACTAAGGCTCAAGCTTCTGAGGCCATTAAGGGCCTGCAGGCTATGCAAAAGGACGAGGCGGCACAGTGAGCGAAATTCTACATCTTGACCCTGTAAGTCATGCTTATACGCTGGGAAATCGAATACTTCCCAGCGTAACCGAGATTATCCGGACTGCTGGGCTCATGGGGGAGTGGGGCCAGAATGATGAAGAATCGATGCTATTGGGTCGCTTTGTCCATGAAGCTGCCCATCTTCTCGATACTGGCAATTATGACCATGAGTCGGGAGAGAACCAACCTTGGAAACTGCATCTGGAGCAATATGAAAGGTTCAAAGCAGATACGGGTTTTAAGGTGAAAAAAAGCGAGTTGTCGGTTTACCATCCACAATTTTTCTATGCGGGCACCTTGGATAAAATCGGGATGCTCAATGATTGCATAGTCATACTTGATTTGAAGACAGGGGCCCGGATGCCCTGGCATGATATCCAAGTGGCGGCGTATGCAAACGTGTATCGGGCGGAATCTATCGCTAAATGCTTTCAGCTTTATCTGACTCCCTTCAACTATTACCTCCGAGAAGTCAGCGGGCTCTATGCGGCATTTCAAGTTTTTCTGGCAGCGCTATCAATCTACCGATGGAAGGAGGAACATAATGGATGAGATGGTTGAAGTCAAAAACATGGCCCTGACTTGGGCCGAACGGGCAAAAACAGTAACTATTACCGATCCTGAGTCTCTGCTAGATGCTGACTTTATGTCCCAGGGCATCCGCAATTTGCGCAAGCGGATTGCGGAGCTTTTTGACCCGCTGATTGCCAAGGCACATGAGGCCCACAAGGCAATCATAGCGGCACGGAAGGAAACAGAAGCTCCTTTGATAGAGGCCGAGGCCGTGCTGAATCCCAAAATTGCCTCCTATCTGGCAGAGCAAGAAAAAATCCGCAGGGCCGAAGAGGCTCGGTTGCGGGAAGAAGCCAGAAAAGTAGCAGAGGAAGCCGCGTTGGAGGCGGCTGCGGAGTTGGAAGCTAATGGAATGCCGGAGGCGGCTCAAGCGGTTCTTGAATCACCGGTAATCGTGCCTAAGGTCAAGGTAGAAGCCCCCAAATTGGAGGGAACCCATACTCGGGAAGAGTGGTCAGCTAAGGTCTATGATTTTATGGCTTTGGTAAAGGCCGTGGCGGTAGGCCAAGCACCTGCCATAATGCTGATACCAAATCAGACTGCCCTTAACCAACAGGCCCGTTCTCTTCGGGGAGAGATGAGAATACCTGGAGTAAGGGCGGAGAAGCAAATTATACTGGTAAGAAAATAAAATAAGGGGGTGGGGTGCATAAGCACGGTTGTTATGGAACCGCTGAGGAAGGCAAAAACACATACCTAATGCTGAATCAGCCTCGCCCCCACCATAAACTAAGAAAGGAAGCATAAAGATGAAAGACATAGAGAAAGTGGGTTATTTTGTTATCATTTTGGCTACGCTTAATGCCATAGTGATAACAATACTATTCGTGATTCGTTGTTTTCGATAAACAATGAAAGGAGGCTATGGAGATGAAAGACCTTGACAAAATGGATTGCTTTGTTTATGGCGTGGTCACGCTTAATATAATGCTGATAATAATAGCATTCTTAATCCATCTTTTTCGATAAAGAATGAGGTGCACAAGCGATGAAAGACTTTATACTTAAAACTATTGTTGCGACAATAATGGGTTTGATGGTTGGAGGAATTGTCGCCCTATCTATTATTTATTTTTTCCATCCTGCGCCACCATGGGCTTTTCTAAATGGTTTTTACTGTATGGAGTGGTATATGTATTGCAAGATTTGTAAAAATCTCGCCTTGGAGGCGGCTGCGGAGGAAAAGAATAAATTGGCCTGCCTTCATCAAATCTAAACTGTCAGCGGGCAGAATTGCTCAGAAGAATGCGGAGGCGACTTATCATAATAGCGCGCTAAAAGATAAGTGGGAAGTCATCCAGAAAAAACGCTTAAGATCAATATGACAACCTGTTGAAGGGTCGATTCTGCCCGCTGACATAAAGACCTTTTTGAGAGGAGACAAAATGACAAAAATGTTCGATATGCGAGATAATGCAATTAAGGCCGTAAAGAACTATCTTATTGAACTTTTGGTATATGACGAGTTCTGCCAAGCAAAGCAAGTTGGGGTAGCGTTAAAACTCCTTTTAAACACAGCAGTAATGGAGATGCCGATAGAAGACCGAATAGAAAAATTATCGGAGCAAATAAAGTAACTCCCCCTTGCCCCGTTCCTCCTTCGACCGGCATAGTTCCACCCCACCCGGCCATCTCCATGCGCATCAGGGGCCCTGTCGGGGGGCAAGGGATTCTCTCATGACGGCAGGGTCCCGGCGGTGGAGAATTTACTCTAATGAAAGTTAAAGGAGAACAAAAATGTCTGGCCCCATTTGGAATGCGGATAATTTCAATGAAGAGTCTCGCAGAATGCATCATATCGCATGGATAGACAATATTGCCCGAATCCGAAGTCAAGTTTGCAAGATAGAAGATTTAGCTGATGAAATCAAACAGGGATTCAAGAATTCTGTTGCTACTGTTGCCGAGAAAAAAATTTCTCCTCCCCCTGTTCAATTATCCCTCGCTGACTTCCTTGCATTGGAAGGTAAGGAATTGGCTGAGTTGGCGGAGCGGTTAGAAAAAGCTCGAGCTTCAATTCAGGCATCCCTATTCTAAGGGTTGACGGTGGGGAAGATTATGGAAAGAAAGGAAAACATAATGTTTGACTATTATATTCTTGATGGACATCAACCAATAAAAACCGATCTTGCAACTTGGGCTAAATGGATTGAGACAACAAAAAAATATGTCGTTGATGAATTAGTAGGAGGCGTTCAGATTAGCACAGTCTTCGTTGGATTAGATCATTCTTTCGGCCGAGGTTCGCCTTTATTTTTTGAGACTATGGTTTTCGGTGGGCCTCTTGATGGGGAGCAAGAAAGATACATGACATGGGAAGAAGCAGAAATTGGTCATAAACGTATGGTGGAGCGGGTGAGGA